ATGGGTTTCAGAAGCGTTCGCGTATCTGACCTTACGGGTATCGAGCTCGATGATGACCAGGTGGTCAACGTCGTCGTTCGACATCCCGAGCATGAAGAGGCTCGTCAGTTCGACGCCTCGCAGGAAGAGCTGAAGGCGCTCAAGACAGTGGGAAACCTCGTGAGTCTCGAACTTCGGTTTGCAAATGGGACTTCGCAGGACGTGTTCGCCACTGCTGTCGAGTTCGCGAAGCTGGTTCCTGCGGAGAAGTTGACGACATTCGATCAGCTTCGTGGTCGTCGCAAGGGTTATCGTCCGAATGCTGACTGACCCGCTCGCCGGAAACGGCTGACTCACTGTCCCGACTACAGAACTAAATCATCCCCCACTTCAGCTGCAGAACATGCGCTGAAGTGGGGGATTTTCCACAGTATCGATCCCGACCAAGGAGTGCTTTGACAAACGACGAGATCCCGCCGATCGAGTATGAACCGCCGTACTCGGAAGATTTCATAGCCCACCTGCACGCTGGATACTACGACGATGAACCTGACTTCACGAAAATCTTGCTGGCTGCACTAAAAGACGAGGGTGCTACTGAGCTGATCTTTCGCCTAGACGAAGTGCGAAGGATTCTTCGTCGCTAGGTCTGCATAGACTGACCGACAGCGAATTGGAAGGACTACGGGTGAACGAGTACACACAGAGGCGCGCCTTCATGCGTCGTGCAGTTGAGTTGGGTAAGAAGAGCATTTCGGAGGACGTCAAGAAGCCGGTAGTTGGTGTCGTGATTGTCCGCGACGGTGAAGTTCTTGGCGAATCGTTCCGAGGTGAAACAGGCGAGGGCCGTCACGCCGAGTTCGGACTGCTTGATCGACTCAAGTCAGAGGGCATCGACGTTGTTGGTGCCACTGTTTACTCGACACTGGAGCCGTGTTCGCGCCGCAACGAGCCGAAACGCCCTTGTGCTTCGCATCTGATGGAGGCCGGGGTGTCCGAGGTATGCGTCGGAATCTATGATCCCAATCCTGAGATCTACAGAGAAGGCTGGAAGCTGCTGAATGAAGCCGGGATCAAGCTGACAGACTTTGACGAGGACTTCCGTGACGCGATCAGCACTGACAATGCGGAGTTCATTGACCAGTACCGCGTGGCGATCGGAGAGCGTGGAAGTGCTCACTATGACTTCACGCAGAATGGCGGACGTTTTCGAATTCAGCATGAAGATTTGAAGTTCTCACTGCGAACCAGCGAGTGCGGCGATGACTCGGTTTACATCATCGATCACGCCGGGAACGTCGCGGCGCTGAAGCATGCGAGGGAGTTTGCCGAGGTTGATGACCCCGGAGCCTATGACTGGAGTAATTACACTCGAGACATCTCGGTCGGGGCGATTGGCGCGATACGTGTCGATGGCGGGTATTTGATGGTCAAGATCGTTGACGTCAAGTGTCAAAATCGGGGGGCGACCCACACAGAGGTGAGATTTGACTACGAGATCCGACGTAAGCGAGCGCTTCCAGCACCTGGCGAGTGATGAAATGCCCCGGCTCGCAATGAGCCGGGGTCTTACTCCCACGATCTAAGCTGCAACGACACGAGCTTCCTTGACGAGCTGCCACCGTGAAGCCAGTTCCAGCACGCTATGTGCGGCTTCCCAGTAGTCAGGGAACTCCAGGTTGTTGCTGCTCCATGAGTCTTCGTCGCTGAGGGTGGTGACCTCGCCCTTGTACTTCTCAGTACTGAACAGCAGATCCACCAACTCTTGCGGAACGGACGTGGAGTCGCCTTCATCGTCGGGTGGTCCGATAATGAACACGTTGCCTGCCACGACATCTTTGAATCGCCAGACGCTATCCGAGAGCCAAAGCAGCATCGTCGCTCGCTGGTTCATCTTCAGACCGATGTTCTTCCCCTCCTCGTTCACGAACATCGATGCCATCTGAGCTTCGAGTTCGAGTACTTGGAAGAGTCCGTCAACGATGCCTTGCATGGCTGATAAATCGCCTTCGAAGAACTCCAGCGTATCGACCTCTACTTCGAGATCTGCTGGGATCACTATGCAACGGATCTTCTTCATGACCTGCTCCGATCGTGGGGTGCTTCCGCAGTCGGCTGACTACGGAGGTGGCCCCGCGATCGGGCGCTACTTCTTGACCTTCGGTTTCTTGTGGGTCGAGCTGAACGCGCAGTGTTTGTCGAGACACTTGTTGCTGCCTGGACTTGTTATGTGGCCGTTCCTGCAGGTCGAGACGCCAGTTGGTTGTTTGATCGCCACAGCCTTCTCGACGGCCTCACCGACGCTTAGAACGGTCGGTGTGCGTAAGTCTGCGATCTCGGCAGTGAGGTCTCGGATCTGAACTGCGAGGTTAACCAGGTCATCGAACGGGATGCAGGCGAGTACGTCATCATCTGCATCGAAGACGAGTGTGGGGATTCGGCCAGGACTAGTGCCGGCCTTCGTCTGCCGCATCCACTTTTTAACCGCGATGGTCTTGTGGTTCTTCGCTTCGATGTCGAACGGCGTGTCCATATGCCAGTCGGTCAGGTCCATCTTCTGATGCGAGCCCGCACCACTTCGCTTGTCCCGCTGGACTCTTGCACCTAGCTGCTTACGGAGGGTCTTGGCGATGTGTTCTTCGAGGGACTTGCCCTTTTCGCTGGAGACGCTCATGCGAACGTCCCTTCATCTAGCTCGTCTCCGCAGTACTGACACATCAGACCAACGAACGCACAGTGTCGGCAATAGACGGGAACTGCAGTACTGCCGTACATCTCTGAGCGGTGGCACTTCTTGCATTCGGAGGTGGTCATCGCTGCGCCGCCGAGCCTTGGGCTTGACCTACAAAAGTCGCACTGTAGATCTTTGAACCGCATCTCCTTGAGCAGTTCCAACTTTGGTGTTGCCTTCGCGGCTTTCTCAGCGGCTTTGATCTCCCATCCGATGCAAGTCATTATCGATCGCCAACCGTCAGCAGTGAATCGGTACTTCGCACGGTGCTTGCTGCCAGTCGCGATGTTGTACTGGTCGGCTCGTTCTTGGATGGTGAACTTCACGACTGCCCGCCGTACTTCTCAACCAGATCGATCTTGCGGATGCGACTCTTCGGTTCGTGGCCGTACTCTTCTAGGTTGTCGCGGCAGTGGAAATACACGCCTAGTTGCTCCTGAGCGCGTCTGAGGGCTGCTGCGCCCATCGAACGTACAAGTTCAGGGTCTTGTAAATCAATGAAGTCTCGCTCGCTCCCAATGACCAGCTGTTCTTCGCTGTCTTCGTGGTGGGAGAGCGGTACTCCTTCGGGGTTGTAGTTGTAGTGGGTTGTCATATCACCTCCTCTGGCGTGTCTGGTTGTTGTTCAACATCTTCCGGTTTGTATACCTCAACCGTTGGCCGGTAGAAGTCCCCGCTCCATCGCCATGCGAGGCCACCAAGCTTCAGTCGTCGGTTGAGTTCAAACTCTTCGTCGTCGTAGCCGAAGTCCTGGGCGTGCTCCATCTTGCGGATGAGTTGAGCGTTCGGGATACCTGCGAACGTGGCAGCGATCTCGGTTTCTAGGCGGGATGGTTTTGGTGGTTGTTCGTTCATAGCTGGCTTCCAATCTCTTGCAACGCTGCAATGATCGGTTTCAACTCGTGATTCCTGAACGCACTCTCCGCGTAGACGACCCCTTTGGTGAAGTGGTAGCTGTTGGATTCAAGGTATTCTTGTGCGGCCTTCTCGGTAAGGAAAGCTACGCCGTCATACCCACCGACCGCCGGTAGTAGTTCGATGTCGTAGGTCCAGTGCGCATCAGTAAGACCGTCGCAGTAGCAATCGTCTTCGCCAAGTGCTGGCAACTTGGCATCGTCCCAATCGAACTCTTCCCAGATCCGCTTGCACGGTTCACACCAGTGTTCATGTGCGCCTTCATAATCGAGTCGTTCAGTGTGGTCGCCGCATCCGTCGCGACGCTCGACCTTCTGCTCTTCGTAGATGCGGAAGATTGGAGTGTCGGTATGACGGTTGTTCTGTGTGCTCAGTTCATGGGCGATGTTCTTGATGAACTGGGCTGTTTCTTCGTTGATGTCTACAGTCAGTTTGCTCATGCCGCACCTCCGCGGTAAGCGCCATGCAAGATGTGCGGAGCTAGTGCCTCCATGCGGACAAGAGCTTCTTCCCGTGTAATCAGCCGCTCGTCTACCTCGTTGAATGTGTCCTCGAACGCGAGGATGAGTGCGAGCTTGGCGATGTCTGCTCGTAGATCCACCGTGTCGGCTAGATGGTCGATGCACGGTTGGTTTGGCAGTGATTCAGGTCCGTTGTGTGCCATGGATGATTCCTTGTTCAGTTGTTATTTAGTTGTGTGACAGTCGATCTGGTTGCGCCATCGAGTAATCAAGTGTCCTGTTGAGGGTGGGCTTCAACAGAACCTCGATGGAGCAACTAGATACCCGTCATGAGTCCACGTACTAGCCGAATGTGTGCGGATTACGTTCCACTGGTGGTACTTCAGAGAAGCTGGAGGGCAAACTTTGAAGCGGTACAGATGTGGGAACTCGTGACAGGTACGAAGTGCTGATCCAGGTGCAGAGATCAGCGACTTTGGGTCAGGGGGTGAGCTGGGCTTGAAAGGAGAGTTACTCGAAAGCTTCACTTGCGCCTTATTAATCGGCACGACCCTCTCACCTAAACCCTGACCAGTAGAGCGCACGAGCTGTGGGTTCATGCGCCCACTTCCCAGCACACGATGAATATGCCGGGAAGCGGAAGTGGTTCATGCGGTTAAATGGCTGCTAGTAGTAGTGGCCTTCGTCGGGGATCGGCTCGAAAGCCTCTCGCTGCCCTGTCGTCTCCTAAGGGCTGCCCTACTACTAGCAGTTGGTCTATGTAAGCAGTGGATTCGAACCACTACGGCCCCATCCTCATCTTTCAATCTGGTGGTAGCTCTTGATGATAGTCAATGCGTTAGCCCTAGCATTTCACTTACATAGCCCATGTTGTGCATACAAGGCAGGAATCGAACCTGCGGCATTCCAGGCCTTCTCGGTATACCGAGGACTTCCTGCTTTCTAACCAACGTTATATACTTGCACGCACATTAGAACGCACCAAATAGTTGTAAAAAATCGCAATTCAATGCTCTAATTATTTTCTGATGCGCCCATTTAACTGCATGAACTGTATTGAGCGCATGGTGCTAGCAGCAAGGGAGTGTCTCTGCTTCAGGATGACGTACTCTCCTGATTACCGTACGAGCTGATTCTCTTGCTCACTACCAGCACTACTGCGCTCAATACTCTAATTCTGTAAAGGTGCATCTCGGCCGCCCTCGCTGTGCAGCTAAGTGTGGTGCTTGGTTGCCGTCCTGATCGGACACGGCCTTACCGTTCGAGACGGAGTTTTTCGGGCAACCTTACTACCTTCTGGGTCTCACTATCGCAGTGAACGCTTTCGTGAGATGAAAGACTGTGAGCGCGATAATATCGTCTCCTTGTCTTTGCGAGCCTCACGTGCTCGGCGCTTCGTCTTGTACTGGCCGATCAACCGTAGAAACGGTGTGTCATCGGCGTGCTCGTACTCGAGATTGATGTTCACGATTTCGCGTTCTGTATTCATTGCTTTGGTGTTCCCCTCTGCGAATAACTATGAGCCAAACCGTCTTCTTTTGCAATAGTGAAATGTCACGAAATGCGTTGTGGTTGTGGATAACTCGCTACTTGGTGAACAGGTACAGATGGCCGTCATCGTCTTCAACGGAGTGGATGGTGTTCAGGGCGAAGTCGTGCGCGATGCCTGCTTCATCCCACTTGACGTGCTGTCTCATGTCTTCGGATAGGTACTGCCTCAACTGATCCAGCTGAGCTTCGAGTCCGCTCTCGATCAAGTACTCGGCTGCGTACGCCTCGATGCTCTCGAAGTGACCTAGGTAGTGATCCTCGAACATGTTGATCGCCGCTTCCAGCTCTTCGCCGTCCCTGAAGCCGACGTACTCAAGCCAGTGGGCGACTGCGATTCCCTTAGCTGTGACAGCCTGCTCGACCCGTTCAAGTAGCTCGGGATCTTCTTCACCGAGTGGGCAACCTACTGAGTGAGGGGAGGATAGGTGAGCGCGACAGGCGGGGCAGAAGTCATCCTGTTCAGCTGATACGTCTGGGGGAGTGAGCCACTGCTTCGACCATCCTTCGACGGGATCATGTGACTCACGCGCCATGACGTACGCGCCGAGGGCTTCGAGATGTTCGCGGTTGTAGTCGGTGTCGGCGTTGGCCCAAGACTCGTTGATCTCAGCGACTACCTGGGGGAGATCGATCGCTCCAGTACTGGTGAGGCTGTAGAGGGCGCTCGCTTGACCACCATGCCACTGCGAGGCGATCACGCGTGCGCCAGCGTCTCCAATTGAGCGTTCTTCTGATGTGGCGCTTGCTATTTCGTGGTCGATGAGTTGTTCATCTGACCAGTGTTCGGGGTTGTTGTTGGGTTGTTTTTCCATATGAAGTTGTTCTCGTATTTAGTTTGTTAATGGCACTTCAGGCGAAGGTGGAATATTAAGTATCCGACTGGTAATTGGTCGGAGCCTTTCACGCATCTCTTCTTCGGATTCTTCGGGCGTGAGAGCGAGATTATCAATTCCTACTTCGATCAGAGCGCGACGGAGAGTCGCGACCTGATCGTCGTTCGGGGTCTTTCCAGGATCGTGCGAGACATCGATCGAGCGCGTCATCTTACCCTTCCTCTCCATCTTCATACTTGAAGTGACGCGAGTATCGAAACCTGGGAGATGGGCTCTGATCAGTTCTTCAACGGCAATGGAGTGCATTCGCTCATCTTGCTCTCGCCGCATGTCTGCAGCTTTGCCCGCTACATGCGAATCCCGCTGTAGCTCATCAATGCGTTCAAGGATTGTGCGGAGCAATTCGTCTGCAGATGGGGTTACGACTCGCTCTGATGCTTCCTTTGCAGACTCGATCGCCGTCCAGAATCTATCTTCATCATCATGGTAGCGCCGCATGACGGCTCTTTTTAGTCGACCAGTTGCGTCCGCTCGCTCGGATAGTTCTTCGAGCAGTCCGATCCATTTCTCTTTTGTGAACAGCGCACCCTGGTGGAATCGGAGCGGACCACGGACCTCTGAGAAGTTGTCCATATCTACGAGAAGTGGTACGACGGCGCGAGGCTCCTTGGCGAGCTTCATCGAGATTGCGCCAGCCTCAAAGTTGATCCACTCGGCGTGTTGGTTCTCGCGAGTCAACACGATGATTCCTACGTGGGTCGTTTGAAGCTCATCCCGGATCGATTGGATGTTGTCGGCGCCAAGGGAGATGCTTTCGTTCGACATCCACGGAACGAATCGATCCGATAGATGGGTTAGGCCGTTGTAGATCTCCGTAGCGACCACTCGTGAAAGTTCTCCGGACCAGCTGATGAAAATCTTCAAGTCGTCTGCCATGCCGGAACAGTACCAATCCGACCAGTCCCTACGTGTGCCAGACCAGCACTGGAACGATGAACAGCGACAGGTACAGGGTTCCAACGATGATTACGGCGGTTACCAGGAACATCGCGATCCATCGGCCGGCTAGCTTGAGTGCGGGGATCAAGTAGGGGAGAAGGTTCATTTCGACTCCCGTAGCTTCTTGGCTTGGTCGTACGCACGGGTTAGTGTCTCGAACTCTTGTTGCGATCCGCCTGCGTCGGGATGGACCTGTCTTGCCCGACGACGGTATGCCGTGTTGATTTCGTCGAGCGTCGCATCTTGATCGACCTCTAAAACGTCCTGCCATGGCCGTGCGGTGTACGGGGTGACGATGGCTGACGCTGGAAGCGCTTTGAACCCACGAAACGCCGCATTGACCATTTCCTTTGCGCCCCATCGTTCAAGCCCACGGAGCGCTTGGACAGTCTTCTCGATTGCGCGCATGTTCTCCGCGACAGTGCGCCATTTGTCGCAGGGAATGCACTGCTGCTCATCGTTCAAGGTGAAGTAAACGGCTACGGCTTGATCGTCGGGTGCGCGTCGTGATGCGTAAGGCATTCCATCTCGTCGGAGTTCGATGTTGGTCGACAGCACTACGTCTCGGGCACCCAGCAGTGATAACTCCCTGCGGATTCCGTTCTGTGCCTGACTTTGTGTGACTTTGAACTGTGACTGTCTTGGTCGATCTGTGCGCGGCCAGTGAGCAGGCCACTGTAGGGGATAGGCGTCAATCATGCCGCCACTCCGTCATCCTGGTGCCCGTCATAGATGTAGAACCACAGCGGTCCTTTGTCGTGGACACTGCGGATCAGGTGGCCTTCGTGCTTCAGATCGAGGACGCGAGCGGGGTAGCGCCACGCGACTCTACGGAGTTCAAGGTTGCTGACCTTGCCCTTGGCCTTGAGCAGTTTGAGGATCTTGGTTGTGTGAGTTTCCTTGTTGGAGATCATGAAACAACCTCCAACTCCTCGTCACCGTCGAGCAGTCCTTCGGTTACTGCCCATGGATTGACGCCGTGGCGTTCGCAGTACTCTTCCCAGCGTCCTGCGTCGATAAGTTGGTTGGCCGTCATGAGTTGACCCTCCCAACTGGTGACACCCCGACGTACAGCCGTGACTCACCATCTACGTAACCGCCAACCCAACCCTCGGCATACCCTGGACACATTGCTGCATCCGGTGGGTAGACGTAGTAGTCGTCAGCTCGGTACTCCACGCCGTAGCGATGGCAGAGGTTGCGTAGTGCTTCCTCTTGAGCAGTGTTGATCTTGTAGCGTTCGGGTTCTTCGGGGGAGGGGAAGCGTTCCATCAGTTAGACCTCACACAGCTGATGGCAAGGTTGCTGCCTGAGGTGCCGTACGCGGCTGCCCCAGTATTTGCTGCGACGACATAGCATTTGGTGCCCTGGTCATCGAACACGCTCACCGTTGGTGTCTTGCCACGATTTTCGACATCGCTCACCTGGTAGATGTTGTTCGTCCAAGGTAATTCGATGTATCGCGCTGCGAGGGCTGTCCCTGTCGAGGCGACCACGGCGATGGTGATCGCGCCGACCGCGATGGCGGCTGCGTTGGTGTGGTGACCGCTCATCTACTTGTTCCTCCTGAGCGCCCTGTAGATCAGGTATCCGATGAATCCGAGTACGACTGCGATTATGACGAGCGACGCTGTGATCCAGATCGGTGAAACTACCCACCACCAGGACCAATTGATCACGTTCAGTAGCTTGAGGGTGACGAAGACGATGGTGAGCAGACCGACGAAGCCGATGCCTCCGCTGCTCGATGAACTGCTTGATGATGAATAACGTGTGGACATAAATTGGTTCTCCTTATTAAGTTGTGTACTCGCTGACACAGCTGGACGACGAGCGGGTGTATAGCAACTAACATCGCGATTTCGCTTGGATGATTAGTTACGCTCGACGGCCAGCAATGCCAGCGGTTTGTCAAGAGAAAAGTTGTTCACTTGACGATTTTCTATTTCAATGTGATGCTACCTGTGGACAAGTTTTCCATTGACTTTCGCTGCGAATTGCTGTTCGGTGCTGTCTCAGCATCTCTCGCCTATTTCTATTTATTGTCCAATTGTTGGAATAGTTTCCAGCGAAGTTTTGTCTGTAAATCGTTGCGGTCGATGTACTTTTGCAATGTTGCACGGTTTACGTCAAGAAGGCGGGCAATTGCGCTTTTAGGAACTCTCTTTTCCAATAGGTCAATAATGTGTTCATCTTTGCCGAAAAGTTTCAAGTGCTCTGGCTTCGAGCTACCAACTGGTCGACCCAGTACGACGCCCTCAGACTTTTTGCGCGCTAACGCTTCTTTAGTGCGCGCAGAGATCATGCTTCGCTCGATTTCTGCTGCCAGCCCGAAGGCCACCGCCATGACCTTTGAGTTGAGGTTGTCGGCGAACGTGATGTGTTCCTTGATGGAGATGACCTTGATGTCTCGATCGATACACCCCTGAATCGAGTTAAGAACGGTGACAAGGCTTCGCGAGATGCGGCTGATCTCGCTAACGATGAGCGTGTCACCTGTCTCTAGCCGGTCGAGCAGTGCCCCGACTTTTCTATCCTTGACCTTCACGGTGCCGCTGACTACTTCTTCGTCCCACTCGTCGACCGTGATCTCTTGACGCTCGCAGTACTTGAGAATCTCGAAACGCTGATTCTCAAGCTCCTGTTTGTCGGTACTGACTCGCACGTAGGCGATAACTCTTGGCATAGGCCTCCTCTATTTAGTTTTGAAGCGATTTGTGTGGGTGCTACAATCCGCCGAGCCTCAACGACGGAAGGTGCTCCTGATGAGCCGCCAGCAGATGTACAAACTGATCGCGCTGAACAAGGAGCGTCCGAGCGATGGCTTGGTCAACGACATCTACAAACTTGTGAACGGGTCTGTCGCTGCTGGAGAGATGACCCAGGACGAAGCCTTGGAGATCATGCAGTCACTCTGATCGGATGATCGCCTCCACCACTGCATCGAGTGGATGGTATTGGATCTCATCGACCATCTACGCGACCTTGGCGTTTGGCCGCTTCATCGTCTTGAGCTTGAACCCTTGTTTACGGGCAAGTGAGGCTCGGTTGTAGACGTTGCCGACGGTGATTCCAAGTTTCCTCGCCACTGACGTGCTGTTGCGACTGCTGTTGTACACCCGTACGAAGGTCTCGACGTCAACTACCTTCTTGGCACGATGAGCGCGTTTCTTAGGTGTCGGTGCTTCAGCCTTCACAGGTCGAGCCGACGACTTTTTGCCGGCCTTGTTTGTCTTGAATGCCTCGAACCGATCAAGCTCTTCCTTGGTCATGTAGGCAGGTTCTACGGCGAACACCTCGACGAAGTAGTTCGGCTCGTCTTCAACAGCTTTGCGGGGGTAGGTGAGCGACTTTCGCCCGTCTGCTAGCGTGTACTTGATCTGCGAGTTGTCCAGCGCGATGTAGTCCTGCGTACCGTCGTCACACTTCTCTTGTACAAGTGCGCCCTTGGTGAGTTCTGGTAGTTCTTTAGTTAGTTTGAATGTTCGTCGTTGTTGTGGCATCTTGCCTCCTTCTGATATTAGTTCGATGTGTGAATGGGTGAAGTACCACCAATCTGAGCGCGAGTGGTCCCATAGCGTGACGCTCACAGGACCGTCATTCGACCGAACCTCGTAGATTTCGCCCATTTCGAGTGGTGAACAGTTGCGGTCATTCAATCGAACCCGGTCTCCCGCCTTAAACTTGTCCATCTATCACCTCCTTTTTTCCTCGTTTACTTATTCGTCCGCCTTTCGCACCTGCGATCCGTGCTAGCTTGCGGTCGGCAGCGAAGCCGCCAGTCGTACCTAGCCGTCCACCGATCGCGCCGATCTTCTTGTAGAAATCTGGGTCTTTCGCGAGGTTCCGGTCCCTGGCCTTCAGCCCGCCGGCCTTCGTGCCGCTCACCTGTTGCTCCACGGGAGCCACGAACGGTTGCTCTTATTAGTCGCCACAGTGCGGCGAGAATCAGCATCCTGAAGTGCTTTGATCGCAGACTGGTTACGTCGGTTATCTAGCTTGAGTGAGTCGTGTTGCAGGCTCAGATCTTCAAGTCGCTCAGATAGCTTCTCGACCAATGCCGTTAAGTGGCGATTCGTAGCTTGGCTCTCTTCGTACGCCTCGTTGAGCATGTGGGCAGTCACTTCATCATGACGCGGCTCAGGGGTGGGCTGAGGAGCCTTGATAGGTTTTGGTGAGCTGTGCGTCTTTGTCGCAACCGGTCGTGGCGTTGGGTTCATTGCTCTCTTGGCGGACACCCGCTGCGCTTGTGCATTTCGGCGTCTCTGGAACTCTTCCCAGGTCTTCGCCTGGCGGATGAACTTGACCGTGGATACCTTGTATCCGGTTTGCATTGCGATTTCTTCTGGAGTTGACTTCTTCGATCGTGCAACGATGCTGTCGAATATCTCCTTGTTAATCTTGGTTGAGCCACTTGCTGGCATAGTTGGTTTCTCCCGAGGTCTCCACCTCTCTAATTATTGTTGCGCTGGTTCGTTGAACTGCTTGGTGCTGCGAGCAGCCTTCCTATCGCTTGAAGCAACGACTTCTCGTGCTCTGACAGCGGTTTGGGGTTGTCCAGTTGGACATCAGCTTCCATCTCGTATTGACGAACTTCCCGCGGATCGTTCCACCAGGCGAGACTCATTACGCAGTCTCTACCGGGGGAGTGATGCTGTCATCAGTCCAGTCGGCGGGGATCTCGTAGGTACCTGCTTCAATCTCGGCGACCACTTCGGCCACTGTGACTGCTTCTTCAGGTGAGCAGTTCGCGAGGAATGGTTTTCCTGTTACGTGACGGACGAGTCCGCGCTTGGCCTTATCCGTTATGGGTAGTTCGAGAATGTGTTTCTGGATGTTCGATTGAATCTTGTCTCCGGTGTCAGCCTTCTCAATCACTTCATCTGGTATCACCTGGTCACGGTCTTCCGTGAAGACTGGAATCGGTTTGAATACCTTTGCCTCGTCCTTGATCGCTGTTGCCCGCTCCGACATGTTCTTGTGCAGATTTGCCAGTGCGACGGTTGCTTGATCTTCGGTGCGAAGTGATTGGATGCGTACTGCGATCTGATCCTGCGGGTACTTGAGGTCGATGCACAGTTGTCGGATCTCTGAGATCTGTTCAGCAGATGGTTTCGCCTGTCGGTTCGCGGCTTTGTTGCCATCATCATCGTCCTCTGCGGACAATCCCAGGTAAGCCATGGTTGTTTGTCTGCGCGTGTACGTAATCGCAGAACCAAGGCCTTGCGCGTCACGTTTGGACAGCAGCAATTCGATGTCGTCCTGATAGCCGACACCTGAGCTGTGGACGAGCAGCGAACGAAGGTAGAACGATCCACCTCGGCTGATCGGCCATTGCGTGAGGGCTAGTCCGTGCTTGCTCAGTAGTGGTAGGGCGGTTGTCTGGACGTCAGCGAGTTCAGCGTATGTATTGCCGAAGTGCTCGTTCTTCGCGCCCTTGATGACCGTCTTAACCTCTCCCTGAAGCTTTACGAGAGCTGCTGCGATGGCTGGTGGCATTAGAAGAGGAGGCTCAGGCGCAGCCGGCATCTCTGCTGGCTTCTTAGCCTCGCTTGGTTCTTCCTGCTTTTCCTTTTCCTCCATCTGCAATCTCCTTATTAAGTTGTTTCTCTATCTGCTGCAGGTCGGGATCTCGCATCACTAGATCGTCTAGGACCATGGATCGCGACACTGTGTGCCCAAGTTCTTCAGTCAGCCTCTCCGCTCGCACATCGACTGCTTTAGCTCGTGTAGCTGGGAACAGGACGCTGAACATTGATTTCTTGGTTCCCCATTTGCGGACTTGCTTCGGGTATCTCTCGTTCGGTTTGTTCATAATCTAAGAATCTTCCATCTATTTAGTTACAGCCCCCTGCTCAATGTCTTGTGTGTCGAATCGGTTAGTCTGTCCAGCTCACATTGTGCTGCGTTGATTCACTAATAACTATGAGCCAAACACGTAAATTATGCAATAGCGAAATGTGGCCTGTGGAAAACTCAGTTCATGACATTGTGTGGTTAAATATTAAGGAGATGAGCTATGTTTTAACCCAGTACCAGCCACCAGGTAGCCCGCAGGGTCGCGACATACCCGTAGAGGCTCCTACCAGCGGAGATGAACCGCCACGCGCCGCCGCTCAGTACCTGTATCGTTCTTCTATGCAGTTACTTGCCCGCGACAGGGAGATCCTCAACTTGGTCAGTCGCTTCTCTCAGCTGTCCAGCGGACATATTGATGCTCTGATCTTTTCCGAACTTGCATCCAGAACGCCATGCTCAAATGCTTTGCGACGACTAACTGGACTTGGCCTGCTGCACCGTGTCAATCAGATGTTGCCTGGTGGTGCTCGTGGGGGATCACAGCGGTATTGCTACGCCCTCGGGCCAAACGCTTGGCGTATGTACTCAAGTACTCGCTACCGACCGCAGCGGACATTGAACCCGCACACTCTCGCAATCGCTGATGCCTACGTTGCAATCAAACAGGCTGAGCGCGAAAAGTGGGTGGACGTACTGACTTACGGGACTGAGCCTGACAGTTGGATTGATGTTGCTGGTGCTGATCTTCGCCCTGATTTGTATGTTGAGCTTGGACTTCGGGAGAAGCGCGAGCGAGTGGTTTTGTGGCTTGAAGTTGATATGGGTAGTGAACGACAGAAGCAGATCCTGGAGAAAGTCGATCGTTACAAGTACGCACTAGAGCACTCGGCTGAGTACCCGCTTGATGTGTTCCCTAGTGTGCTTTTCCTGGCCTGTGACGAGGCTCGGGCAGATGAGTTGAGAACTATCCTCCGTCGAGCGCCACAGACGCCCGAGGGCTTTATATCAGTTGCGTTGTTATCGAGTTTTCCACAGCTCTTGAGGTAGATAGCACAACGCTTTGACTATTGGTTATTTGCGGGGGTGGTGAGATAATAGGTATAGAGGTGGTGACACCTGAATAACAACTAAAAAGCTGGAGCAGTAAAATGAATGAATTGGAACCAATCTTTACGCCAATGAACGAGGCGCGAACTGAGCGACTTCGGTTTAAAAGATCTGATGTCTCCGTCGTGTCAGGGAGCCTGGACACTCGGGAACGTGGACCTAAGGCGATAGTCGAAATTGACAACATCCGTTATGAAGTGATCGGGATTCCTTGTGATCTCGACGGATGCGACTGTGATGCGATGCTTGCAGCTATATGATCGTTGATACCGATACAGGCGAGATCTTAGAAGATTCCCGGCCTAGTAAAAGTAGGTTGCCTGCTAAGAGCACCCGCAAGAACCGCAGTCGTAGACCGCCACAGGACGACTGCGCGCTTCTGGTTGGACTCCTTGGGTTGCTGGTGGCATCTATAGCAACTTTATACTAATTGAAACACCAATGGAGAATTGCATATGAGTAAGATTTATACTGAAGAAAGAGGAGTGCTAGACGAGAAACTTGGAGATATCTCAGACTATCTGGGCGATGACTACACTGTCTCTATTGTCGCAAGACATGTCGATATGGAAGGAGCTGACATTGTTGTAAGTGATGATCTTCCGTATCGGGCAATGTCGTGCATCGAAGCGACGATCCCACGCGAGGCCCGCGGTGAGCTTGTCTTGTCGATTGATCGGGATGATTTTGCGGGCCGTTGGGAAGGTTGCGATGATCTTGATCTGTCAGATCGGGACGAAGAGCTGACGTTGATCGACAGCTTGAATGATCATGAATGGCAGTTACTTGCGCAGTGGACAGCTGAGTACATTATAGACAGTGACTCCTTCATGTATGGGCGCAATGAAGCGTTAGAACGCATTAGACGGTATCGCATGGAGCGCTCGACGAAGTTCTCTTGTATCAATTGTGGCTATACGTATGAGGATGGCGAGCATCGCCACTATAGTTACGACGAGAGTGTTAAGAAGTGCGACAGCTGTCATGATGCAGAGTTTGATGATATCGAGCCGTAATTTATCGTTGTTAAAACAAAGGCCCCGCTACTTGGCGGGGTTCTTCTTGTCTGAGGCACCCTTACGGGCGGGGCTAGGCCTCCTATACATATTACGACGATCGTAGTTCATCATGAAAGTTTTGTGGCGTTTCAGGTTCTCTGCGAGATCAGCTTCTCTTGCTGCGTCTGTGGTGGGTGACGGCGTTTGAGGGATGACGATTCGTCTGTTGGTAAGAGGGAGTTGTTTTTCGTTATCCACCATGCTGTCTTCAGTATGGCATGAGGCGGGGGATTGTGGAATATGGAAAACGTCAAGTATTGCAAATTATGTCGATCTGCTTATAATGAAATACAGCAAGCAACTATCTTCAAATGGTGTAAGTCTTGCTCCTGGGATTTACCTCGGAGGGCGTTGCAATTTATTGAGGTTTCTATATAATAGGACATGAAGATAGTTGCTAAGGCACTCCGTAAGGGGTGCTTTTCTTGTATCTCGTGGGAGACTTGAAGACCGCTACGGTTCGGATGCGAGCATAAAGAAGTGATGAAATGAACGGCTCAGCGTTTTAGGGGTATCGTAACAACCCTCGCTTTGTACTGATAGTGCTCTGCCAACTCTAGCTACCTTCACAATTTGGCAAGTTATAGACACGCATCCGCCACCCTCCACGCTGGGATAATTACCAGTAAGAGCATGGATTGACAGATTCCAGGACAACGTGGGCATCGGGTGACACTAAACGCTAAGACGTACGGGCGCGGTAATGGAGAGAGTAGGAGTTAGCGACTCTGAGGGCATCCAGAACGTATCGATGCCAAAGCTAGATGAGAGCGCAAGCAACACGGCTAGCCATCGGAGAGAGGGTGGTCGGTGTGTGTCTATAACAACTTCAGAACACACATGAGCAGTGAGTGGCGGAATAGGTAGACGCTATCGTTAAGCCGTAAAGCCCGGACTAGATGCCCCAACTGCTCAGGCAAGCGAAACGGGTGAGACTTTGAGCAGCAGCGGTATGCAGGGTGACTTATCCATGCGTTGGACCACCCAGACGGCTTGCTGGATCTAATTGCCAGCGGACAAATCCCTGCCTTACTGCTCTTGCGTGTTCTGAAGTCTTGAATCCACCGAGAAGTCTTGTACCGATCAACTGGAAAGGGGAGTTAGTACTTAAGCTATCCCTGATCTAGCCAACGTGTCCGACCTACTCAGGGAATGCTGGATTATTAACTCCCCCCGTTTAAGCGGACAAAAGAGGGAGTACTTTTGGTTGGGTTACTTCAGCCCATTAGCTAGCTTTGGTGTCTGCGGCTTCCTGTTTGTCTTTGAGCTCGTCTCTCATTTCCCTCAAGACGCGATCAACTGTGCCAGATGAATGCGCCGTTGATGCCGCCTCGATGAGGGCTACTTGACCAGCTGACACTTTAACCATTGATTCTCTAAGGAAGGTGTCAATGTGAGGGGTAATGCGGGAGCTAGCCTTGTTTTCTTTCGCAGTATCCTTGATTTCAATGATGATTGGCGTCATGCTGATACTCGCTCGGATTATTCCTTCGGTCTCGAGATCGAGTATCGCAATGTTGATCCCACGGAAGACCTCCGTAAAAGAGTCGAGCCAATTCGACTCAATCTCTTTAGCTTTGGCCTTCTCGGTAGTACCGGCCGCACCACCTAGAGTCGCCTGGGTCGTCTCGTAATAGCGTCGTGTCGAGTCCATGGCAAGGTCAGCACAACGGATTATCTCAGAGACTGCACTAAACTCCAGTTGACGAATCCGCTCGCGGTTGGTGTGTCGTTGCATATCATCGGCGCGTTTCTCAGCTGCTCGTGCCTGCTTGTTCGCGTTGTTCGTCTGCCACACCGCGACAATCACCGCCAACGATGTCGCGATTCCGGCTAGCCACGTGCCGACGTTGCCCCATTGGTTAGGTCCCCAATCAGGTGTGTAGTAGATGCGCACGATAATTGCGCCGATGATGAGCGCCATCACGGCACCCAAACCAATCAAACGGGGAACAGGTGACGTACTGCCCTGTCCTAGGTCGCTGGACTTCCGCAAGTCGGGGTCTTTGTCGACTTTCTCAATGGTCACTCGCTGATCTAAGCACCTGTTTCACCACGACTGACGAACCACCTCGCGATTCTCAGTGATTAGCCGTCTCTATGTGAACGTCCGGTCCCGCTTCGCCGGGTGCGATTCCGGTGATCGCTTCAAACGCTTTGCTGCACGTTTCAATGTCGCTGGGGTCTCCATCGCGAATTTCGCAGACGCGGGCGGCTGCCACCAGTCCACACTCTGTCGCGAACAGTGCATGGCCTGTGCACTGTTCGACGTTGTAGCTTGTACCCATCTGGGCTGACAAGTTCATTAGGCTTGCGGTAAGGGCGTTTCCGTGGACGATCTGCGATAGACGGTCGTGATTCTCTTCGCCGTCGTGCGGTGCCAGTTTGCCTACGAGCTGCTTAAAGTTGTTGGCACCTTTGATTTTTGGTAGTTCGGTTGAGCTCCGCCAATCACCAAGGGATCTGGCAAATTCCTTTTCGTGATCGGTGGAGAATGGGCTCTTGCCGATCCGTTCCTCCATCATCCCGGTGTGCATGAACTCCCACATCTTTGCTACGCGTTTGAGCGGGCTGTCTTTGGTGTCGCTGAGAAACCATGCACGAGCACTGTACTCGGAAGACGCACGAGCTAGAACGCCAGGCGATGCCACCATCGGTTCGGGAAGTTCAAGCAACTTGCCGATAGAAAACAGGAAGTCACCAGCGCCGAGAAGGTAGAAGCGGCTGAGTCGGTGGGAGGTCAGTAGTGGGTCTTCCATCATGCCTTTGCCGAGCTGGGCATCGATCTCGCCTATTTGCCGGCCAGGCTCTCGATGATTGAGTTTTGCGATGCTGTTCATAGTCATCGCCGTAACTTCACACAACTCTGCAACGGCATCCATACGCTCTTGGTGAGCAGGTGACAGGTTCATGAGCGCACCATATAGGAGCCCAGCTCAAGCTGATTGGCTTCCAAGGGACGTGTCGAACCTCGGGCGACTATGGCGAGCTGTAACGCTTCCCCTCCTGAGTACGAGATCTCAGTCAAGTAGGTAACTCAGGGGGGAAGAGGATTCCATGACCAACGCAAACACTGGACAGTCTGGGCGCTGGACTGGCTTTCTGATTGCATTGGCGCTTTTTCTGCTTTTGGTGCTGGGTCTCTGGCTGTTCAATGCTTGCACGAGTGCGTTCAACGATTCCGATGAGAAGCCTGCGACGGGCAACACGCGAGTAGTGAAGTACTCAGAGAACCAGTGTCTTAATCTGTATTTCGACATGCTCAACGACGCGAACAGCACTTGGACCAAGAATAATGCAGCGATTGAGTACGAGAAGTACTGCTGACCCTAAGTGACGAAGCAAACTAGGCCGCTGGATTCTGCTGTATCACGAGACGGAGATTTGCTGATGACGGTTTCTGGTGATTTGTTCGCGGACTGGCCCAGGAAGACCCCACGGCTCAAACGCGGTACGCGGCTCTACATGTGCGTAGGTTCGCCGTGGGACAAGGCGCTCGATGATCTGAAATCCGGTGCAGGCAAGAAGGATCTGTGGAATGTGGATCGGACGTATCGTCAGGGCGACCTCATCCTGAGCTTGATAACGACGTCGCCCCGCATGGTTGTGTGTCTGGAGGTTGCCGCGAAGGATGCCAAAGACGGGCCGATGATCGACATCACATCCGACTACGTAGATTTCGATAACGGCATCCTGCTTCCAAGGGTTTGCGCCGAAGTTGGATTTTCCGTGAAGAGCAGTGGGTACTACGAAGGATCGGACGCTCGGAACATACTGAAATCTCTGGCAGCAGAAGATTTAAAGGGAGAGCCATGGCTTACGCCGAGGGGATGGACTGCTCTCGCAGACGACCTGTACACGGATTGATTTGAGTTATCCACAGGTTTCCTCATTTCGCTATTGTATTTATTGTTAGTTTGGCTCATAGTTATTTGCATAGTAAATAAGCAGGAATCAATGCAATATGAGTTCAAACGATCAACCCAATAAGAACCGCCGCGGCCTCGTAGTCTTTCTACTAGTAATCGTCGCCTTCATCGCCGTCGCAACCTTCACTCAAAAGAGTGACAAACCAACTGGCCGCGTAGTTCCAGCTGAAACCTCGACATCAGCACCCCCGCAACAGAAGTCATGGCACAAGGTCATCGAGCTATCCGGCTCGACAAGCAAGCGCAGTGACATCTTCCAGCTGAACAGCTCCAAGCAACGGATCACTTACACGGTGAACGGTGAGTACAGCCCGTTCGTGAACGTCTACGTGATGGCAGAGGGTAAGTCCCTCGACAAGAACGGCGGAATCCCTGAGGTCACGATGGCTCCAGTAGGTGGAGATACGTTGATGTACAAGGCATCTGGTGGCTACTACCTCGATGTAAGCGGCAATGGTGAGTGGACGGTGACCGTCGAGGAAGAGATCTAGGATGGCGACTTTTCAACGACGCAGATCATCTAACGATCTACCACGAGCCAAGTACGCAACAGATCAACTGTTCGTCCCGGTATATGACGCGAGCCGGGGTATCGACGTACTGATGTCGGCAGATCAATTTCAGAAATCTCTAGAACGAACGCTCGCAGCCAGAGTTGATGAAATCGATCAACAGATCGAGAACTTGAACGACGAGCGCCGTCGACTCGCCAAAGGGGGCAAGTCATGAAAATTATGGGCTTCAAAATCACACCATTCGATCCCGCACCGATTATCCTGATCATCCTGTTGGCTGGTCTCATAATGGCACTGTCGATCTACGTTCAGACCGAAATATTCAAGAAGGACATATCTGAGCCGCCGCAGCCTGAACTGACAGAACGGGCCGCAGTTTCCACCAGTGCGATCAATCCGAACTCCATCGAATCCCTCGTCAACGCTGAGCGAACCAAGGTGGGCAGACAACCCTTCACGACTAGTGAGACACTTCGATCGAGCGCGTGTGCCAAAGCGGATCACATGCTCTCACAGGACTATTGGGCACATACCTCACCAGACGGCGTGACTCCCTGGACCTTCATCGAAAAGGCCGGCTACCGCTACACAACTGCGGGGGAGAACCTTGCGAAGTCATACCCCGACGATGCGAGTCTTGTTGCTGCCTGGATGAACAGTCCATCTCACCGAGAGAACGTACTTGGAGACTTCAAAGACCAGGGGATCTGCCAGAAGGCCGGGACGTTGCAAGGGAAGGCGACGACGGTGACTGTGCAGCATGTTGGGGTGCGGTCATGAACCGGGTGATCAAATTCCGTTTCTGGTGCGCAAGCCACGGCTACGTCCCGGCAGGTTTTGGCACTCCGTTAGAGGCAGTCCACTTCAACCAGCGTGGTGAACTAGGCGTCTGGTGTCCGCTCTGCCACAAGGCTCGTCCGATGACGCTGGAGCAATCTACGGGCCTACTCGACCGAGCTAGTAGAGAGATCTACGAGGGAGACATCGACGCGGACGGATATGTCATGACCTACGAGTGGGGTTGTTTCCGGTTCCGAAAAGGCAGGCATACAAAGCCGTTCACTCCCTACCGAGGTGACACAGACGCCCAGTGCCGTGAATGGGAAGTAGTGGGTAACGTCCACGAGCATCCTCACCTGTTGGAAGAGTCGGCTTGACCCGAAACAGCAAGAACAACAACTAAATACGGAGAACCAATTAAGATGAAGAAACTATCAAACAAGCTCATGAACTGGGCGTCAATCCTCGAAGACAACACTCGTGAGCAAGCTGAACGCACTGCAGAGATGCCTTTCGTTCAACCTCACCTCGCACTCATGCCTGATGCCCATCTTGGCGCAGGCGCAACCGTTGGGTCAGTGATCCCGACTAAGGGTGCGATCATGCCAGCAGCAGTTGGCGTGGACATCGGCTGCGGGATGATCGCAGTGAAGACGCAGTTTACGAAACAGTCCCTGGACGGTCGTGACCTGTCTCTTCTGAGACGCAGCATCGAACGCTCAATCCCATTATCTGCCGGTGCGTACAACCGCACGTTGACCAACACCGCTACGGCACGTGTCGCCGTGCTGGAAGAATTGGCCGGCGAGAAGCTGTCTTTCTATGACGGGTTCAAGAACAACTGGAGACTCCAGCTAGGAACGCTCGGATCAGGCAACCACTTCATCGAAGTGACTTTGGACGAGACTGATGCTGTCTGGCTGTTCCTACACTCCGGTAGCCGAGGAATCGGCAATCAGATCGCCAGGCATCACATCGCGATCGCACAAAAGCTCTGCAAGCGTTGGTATGTCGATCTACCCGACGATGATCTCGCCTACTTGGTTGAGGGGACACCCGAGTTCGCCTCGTACATCGAAGATCTCAACTGGGCTCAGCACTTCGCTCTGCTCAACCGCGAGGAAATGATGGATCGAGTCGTTAGCGACTTTGGTTACTTCATGGGTGGTGAAGGTGAAGCGAACGTCCAGATATCGGAACGCATCAACTGCCACCACAACTTCACCGCCAAAGAACACCACATGGGGCAGGATGTCTGGCTCAGTCGCAAGGGCGCGATCAAAGCTGATGTCGGCACACCCGGCTTGATCCCCGGTTCAATGGGAACTGCAAGCTACGTCGTTGTCGGCAAGGGCAATGTTCCGTCGTTCAAATCCAGTCCACACGGTGCAGGACGTATCTATGCGAGGAGCAAAGCGAAGAAGACGTTCACGATTGAAGACCTCGACAAGGCCATGGTCGGCATCGAATACAACCGCTCCGAAGCGTTCCTCGACGAGATCCCTGGCGCATACAAAGACATCGACGTTGTGATGAAAGATGCCAAGGACTTGGTGGAGGTTCGGCACACGCTCCGTCAGATCGTGAACGTCAAGGGCGACTGACCCGCTCCACGGCACCTGATAGTCCGAACACGACCACACACCCATCTTTGCCGCTCGAAACCCACGAGCGGCCTTCTGTGCGTTCCTAGTGACATATTTCAGGCATTGTCGTACGTTAAGAACATATGGGTAACCAACCAATCATCATCCGGCGCAGTCTCTTTGGCCTAGTTGGGCTGATTCTGATTGGCCTTCTGATCGCTGGATTCATCTATGGCCTGGCGTACTTTCTCCACACTCAGAACCCACGGGATACGACACCGATTGCAATCCTCCAGCTGATGGGCGTCGTCGTCCTGATCTCCACAGCAGTTACGGCCATCGTCTACAACCTGCACTCGATGACACTCAACGACAGCGGGGTGACGATCAAGAACTGGGGGAGTCTATTCTTCAGCAGCGAGACACACTGCGATTGGAACGAGATCGAAGACCTCAACGTGCAGCGCGGGGGACCGTTGGCGTTCGTGGGTGGTTACGGCAATCTTCTAATCCAAACCGCAGGCACCGAGACGAACCTTCGTTTCAACCACTGCCCACGTCCTGAGTACTGGCGTGACTACATCGACCAGCGCAGCGAGAGCACACCTGAGCTAGTTCAGAGTGTCTCGTAATCACGTTTGTCGGCTATGCCCTACTGTTTGACCACCAGACTTTCTGCAAGGAGAAACCGACGTGGGATATCCCGCACCGCCAGGCGGGCAACAGCCCTATCAGCAACCACCGCGTAATAACACTCCGCTGTTCATTGCGTTAGGTGTCTGTCTTGTGGTGATTGTGGCACTCGCCGTTGTCGTAGTGGCGCTTACTCGCGGCAATACGGATGCGAGTCAGGCGGTGTCTGCGCCTTCTTCATCGAGCCAGGCCTTACCGGGGGTGAATGCAATACCCGGCTCAGTAACCGAAGCGGTGGAGACAACCGAGCCTCGATCAACGACGGTGGTGTCTGGTGCGGGTCTCTTTGACAAGCAGCGAGTGTCGCCAGGGATGTGCGAGTCCAATGGTGTCTGTCGAATCGCGAGTCCTAGTGGCAATTTCATGTGCTACATCACCCCGGATAGTGCGAACTGTTCAGCCCCACAAGGCGAGCCGCTCGTCGCTGGATTGCTTGTCCCTCTAGGTGGTGGATCGGATCGAGAGATTCCAGCGACGTCAATCTCCGTAGACAAGACAGGGAAGACCTCGGTCTACGCGATCACCGCTGGCGTATCGAAGATGGAAACCCGTGATCAGTTGCAGCCATACATCTTCCCGTACGGGAGCCAGATACAGGTGCTGGGTTTCACGTGCGCAATGGATGCTGATACCGGGGTTAGCTGCCGCAATGATTCGACCGATACAGGGTTCTCGGTGACACGCCAGGGATACACGTTCTTCTGAGCGTTCCACGATTTCACATCTAGTAAGGAGTGCAGTCTTGCGTAGGTCAACTGGCTACAGGTTCGTTGCGTCATTTGCGTTGATCGGACTGGCGCTCTCGTCTGGGGTGGCCTGTTCATCCGATCAGGATGAAAATTCTGGTGTAAACCGATCCTGGCCGAACGGAATTGAGCGCGCTACGGTGCCAGAAGACGGCGACGAGGGATTTGTTGAAGTGAATGTGAGGGACTACCGAGAATCAGACGTCTACCCGCGTGCGCGCGCCCACGTCACCTACATAGCTGACTCCACTGATCCAGTTGTGATGCAGAATCTCGCAAAAGCTTGTATCCAGCACTATCTCCCCGACTTTCCAGGTGTGGACTGTCGGGTGTACCCAACCCAGGCTGACTACGACGTATTGCCCCCAGGAGCGGAAGAGATCCCAGCTGAGGAGCTCTTGAGACCGTGTTTCAGCGTTTTCGGCTACATTCCGCCGTCTGGAGGCGACTACAACTTCGTTCCCTTCGACGGAACTGGACCACTCCCTCCCGAGTGCCCTAGCGCGGGGTGACCCTTAGCGGAATCCATCGGCTTTCAATCGCTCATCAACACTGTCAGGCATGGTCGAGCAAGAGTCCCCACCGCGCTCTTCCGCGTGGTCGAGTGCGGAGTCGGTAATCCCCACCGTCGCAACAGTGCCCTCCCAACCACCAAGCGCAGCGATCGAGCCAGGGTTGAACCTCGCGGCAATGTCCACCTTCTCAACCGCGAGTTGATCAGCATCGGGGCCGAGGTAGATCCCGCCGTCTGCTGCACGTTCGATGTACGCAGGTCGAGGGAGCACTCCCGACAGTTGGTTGGCGTTGTACTCACTCATGAACCACGGCGGGGTGTTGAAGTAGTACCAACTCGCAGCACACAGCCCGTAAAGGCCAGGACCGAACTGTGCGTAGTTGAGATACAGCTCCAAGATCCGCTGATCTGACATCGAGTAGCTGAACTCTGTCGCCATAACCGCTTCGAGTCCTTTACGGATAGCGCTACGTCCAGGCCAAAGAAAGATATTCTTCACCAACTGCTGGGGGATGGTTGATCCACCTACTCCAGCATCACCGTCCATGTATTCCCTTGCCTTAGAGGTCAAGTCGCTGATCTCAAACCCGCCAGCTCGCATACCAAGTCGCTGATCTTCGTGGGCGATGACTGCCGCAATCATGTATCGGCTGATGTGGTCGAGATCGACGTACTGGTAAACGATCGGGCCTTCGTCCTGCAGCATGAACGACGTTCGAGGTGGCGTGAACCATCGGTATGAGAGTGTCACCATCTCCGAAAGTACTAGGGGAGTGAGCATTACGAACGCAACGTACATCGTCCAGCGACGCCAGCGGGAGCGATACCTACGGGTGGCCGGCGGCTGTTCCGGCTCGTAGATCTCGTACTCGGGTTCCGGTGTATGTACCCGTTGAGACTCGGGGAGGAGATCGTCGAGGGAGAGTCCCCGTGACCTGTCGAAAGCGGTGGTGTTGGCGGTATCCATGGGTGGCCTCCCAATTCTCTGGAAAATCGCGCACGGGACAAATAGCCGAATGCGGATTTCGACCCATTTTATGCGAGATTCCGAGAAAGGGGATAGTGAGTTTCGGGGGTGAGGAATGGGGAGAATCGCGAGGTGGAGTTAGCGATTCGAAGAGGGAGTGTAGCCGTCCATCGTCTGATGGGTGAACAAGTAATCGATCTTATCTGCGTACTTGCGAACGTACGGGGTGAGGGTGATCTTTGCTGTTAGGGGGATGTTTAGTGAACCGTTTGTTTTAACTATCATTACGTTACTTATTTAAACACAAAGTCTAAAGAATTGCAATAGTAAAGTTGAAAACTGTGGATAAGTCTGGGCATTTCGCTATTGCATTTATTGGTCTTTTGGCTCATAGTTATTTGCATAGGAGAAACATGAATATATGAATCCAGAAAAGACATCCACACCCGAGTATATCAGCACCAAGTACTCCTCGCCTCGCGATGAAGTCCTGCATCACCTCTCGTTAGAAGGCTGGGCCAACCAAAGCTCAGGGGACGCCGCATCTACCACTGGCTACTTCGCCAGGATCAGTAACAGTGAAACCGAACTCCAAGAGCTGACAACCAACTTCGAGGAAGCCATGCAGTCTGCCGGCCTCGTTGATCCGTCTGCCTTAATCGGTCACTACCTCCTCGTTGAAACCGACGATGGCTTCGTTCACGTAGGTGACTACAAGTGCGAGGAAGAGGTGATCGCTGACTACCAGAAGCTCGAAGCTGCCTATGAGGACTGGGCGGGGGAAATGGCATGAGTCATCGCATCAAACTCCGAGCATGGGACGCCGAACGTCGATGTTTCTGCTACTCGACACAGTCAGGGGTGGACTTTGTATTCGGGAAGATGGGGGACGGTGTCTACATCGACAACCTAATGCGCCTCGACTTGACCGATGAGAACACTTCTCAGTTTACGGGCCTAAAAGATAGAAACGGGCGGGAGATCTATAAAGGTGACATCCTTCGCCACCCGTACATGACAGACGAGGACGACCCTGCTGAACCTGACGTTGGTTATCTGGGAAGCGAGTCTGTGAAATACGCGATAGGCGAAGTCAAGATAAGCCCGTATCTCGGTCCATACCTCAAACTGCGATCGGGTTCGATCAGACGTGTGACTAGACATCGAGTAGTCGGTGGTGAGGTCATCGGCAATGTGTACGAGCATGGCCATCTAATGGAGGTCAACTCATGACCCCAACCCAAACCCTCCGCGCTGCAATCAAACTCGCCAACACCAACGGCTATGACAACCCCGCACTCTTCGGAACCATGGATCTAATTAACCAGTGGAACATGCCACCTCGTGCAGTACTGGGGATCTTGCTGATGAACCACGACTTCTGCCGAGCACTTTGGGGTGAGGAGTGGATGGTTCGTACCCAGACTGTCGCCGTGTCTGATGACCCGTTCGGGTATCTCGCGGGGAGTTTGGAGGAGCGGGGATGAAGGAGCTTGAATATAACCTAAAGAATCTAGCTTTACTTCCGACACTCGATGTGATCATTTCGGAGTCCGTGCCGGATAATCAAATGATATTCAGGGAGCGGGCAGATATATTACGCGACGGCGTGTTTGCATCTCCAAGAATCACAATTTGGAATCTAGAGACAGGTGAGATGCACGGTAATGCTGACCCTACATACTCGAGAGAACTTTATATGTGTTCAAAGAGATACGATCAACTGATTCGTGAGGCTGAAAAGGCCGAAGACGAGCGGATGTTGGGGCGTGTATGGGGGTAGTAATGAATATCACCCCTACAGAGTCAGAGTTCGATAAAGAGCTAGGAGGAATACTCTCCGGCTACGCTTCCTACACACATGTACCGAAGGTCTTCAAGACATCTGCTGAAATGGACAAATCAGAGGCTATCGCAGCTATCAAGCAAGCAGTTGATAAGCATGTGATCGGTATGGACGCCCTAGCCCTGGCCATTAGCCCACCTATTCGCGTAGCGGAGCTTGGGCGAGAGTGGACAAGCCAACACGACGAATACAAGAAGGCGTCGATTGAAAGCGCGATGCAACGCAGGCAACGTAAAGCCCTATATGGGGGAGATAAGAAGTAATGGCACTGAATAAACAATTCTATCGTGAGCAGGCTAATCTTGCACGAAATCGCCTCGAGAAGCTGTATAAACTAATTGACCTAAATCCGATTCAAATACAAGCATTAAGAGACGAGACGAAGAGTCTGGTTGAAGCGTCCGAGAGGGCTATTCTTGCTCCAGAGGTTTCCAATGACTGACCTCACTAAACCAATAGCCAACATGACACCACATGAAGAGCTTCCGTTTCACCTAGAGAATATTGCAGCACTCCTAGGTGAAGAGCCGTCGTGGGCAGATAAGTTCATGCAGCGTATCGACACCTACACTCAAGCAAAGGAGCGTGAAGCAAGGATAGATGAAGAAAAGGTTTACCGTAAGTCATATCCGAAACGAAACACTCGTGCGAACAACCTGAGCAGGATGACGCGTGGTGATTCAGATCGGCGCATTGGCGAACTTATCGCTCTTAAAGATAAGCCGGAGGCAAAGTAATGGACTGGATATTTTGGGCACCCATGTTTCTAGCCGTAGTTTCAGGAGTAGCCATAGGTCGCGGCATAGCGAATGGCGACTGGGAGAGTGGGTATACGAGTGACGCATATAACCCTGATGGGACTAAAAAGGAGAATCTATGAGTGATACTACCAGTAAAGATGATGAGCTAGGTATTGATATATTTACGTCAGACGAATGGCTTGTGGAGCAAGGTATCGAAGCAATCATAAAGCTTTGTACTCAACCTATCATCAGTAACAATCCAAATCGTAAGGCTCGCGTGGAGAGTGCTGTACGTAAAGTATTTGAGGCACACGGCAGGCAAGAGCGGATAGATGAGGTGGAGCTACTTAGAGCGAAGCAATATACGGCACCCGATCCGATAAAGCCACGTTCACAGAAAATAAGGGCAGTTTCTGTGTTCGATATTGATAAAAGACTCGCCGAACTCACCGCCCTCAAAACTAAACAGGAGGTAGCTAACTAGCCCCATATGGAACGAACCAAATCCAGACGAACATCCGAGCGCAAAGCTCCCGAACCACTCAACATCGATTACCCCGCCATGATGGAAGAGATCCTGAACATGCCTGGCGATGTTGGCAACGCGTACAACAGGTTTCGACGCTACTCACTGCTCAACCAGGCGCTCCTCATGAGCCAAGGCGTTGCAGAGCCTATAAACACTTTCCGGGGCTGGCAGGAGCTTGGAAGACAAGTCCAGAAGGGCAGCAAGGCCAAGTTCATCATCCGCCCGATCACCATCAAGCGGGAGAACGACAAAGGCGAGGAAGAGCAGTTCATGCGCTTCAAACCCGTCAACTGCCTGTTCACCGTGTCTGAGACTGAAGGCGACGATCTACCTGAGTACGAGCCGCCTAAGTGGAGTGAGAAGCGAGCACTCGGAGCACTGGCAATCAACCGGGTGGCATACGAAGGACTTGATGGCAATGTGGCCGGCTACTCCTACGAGCGCAACGTCGCCGTATCTCCAGTAGCCCCTTACCCGTTCAAAACACTGATGCACGAACTCGGGCATGTAGTCCTCGGACACACAGCAGCAGACGCTCACGCTGAGTACACCCAACACAGGGGGATCGCTGAGTTCCAAGCTGAGGCAACGGCTTACCTAGTTCTCAACGAGCTAGGAGCGACCGATCAGATGGATGCTTCAGTCAGTCGAGGCTATGTCCAGTCCTGGCTCAGTGGCGAAAAGCCTGACGACAAGGCGATCCGTGCGGTATTCAGCACGACGGACAAGATCGTGCGGGCGGGGCTTGAACCAGTTGATCACCCCACCTCCAGCGATCAGTAGGTTGCGCTGAACCCTAGGAAGACGACGCCGACAGGTGCAAGGGTCATCGACACCTGAACCATGCGGTGCTTAATCCACGCAATCTTGCTCATCTCCACTAGTTGCTTAGACAGGACGGGCAGGATCGGTGTGTTTTCCAGATGGTCCTGCACGGTATCGGGAGTCAACTCACGTAGATGACCGAAGTAGATGAAGTTGCTCTGTGACTCGGGCACGAGGTTTGACGATCGGAGTCGAGGACGAACAACCCATGCCGCACAAATAACTCCTAGAACAAGCAGGCAGTTACCGATGACATACCAGACCACTGCCCATCCACTTAGGTGCTCGAACACTCGATCTTTGCTCGATAGCGTGATCACTCCTACAAGGAGTGCGCTCTCGATCGTCAGTGCGAAGGAGGCTTTGGTGTCAACCTTGCCGGTCCAGTCGGTCAGGGCTGCGTGAATTTTCCAGGCGGTGTCGACGGGATCGGTCATCAGACTGCCCAATGACAAGTAGAGCCATAGACAGTGTTGTTTGTGCCGCCGATCTTCACAGCTGGGTAGAGCTTCGACCAGCAGGAATGCCGAACGTCGTTCTGTGTGTAGTAGAGCAAATCGTCCGTCAACTCGTCGAACACTCGATCCGTCACATATGTTGAGTGACCGTTCTTCAGGTCACTCAACTTGGCTGCAATGTTCGGTGCGCCCCCGATCGAGATCAAGTCGTTGTTGTCTCGGGCACCACCACGGACGATCAGAGCTTCGCCAGTATCGACACCAACACGGTGACCGATCTTGTAGAAGTTCTCGCCGTCACTCCAATTCGACTTGATAGCAGGGCGAATGACGTCTTGGACAGCCCAGTTGATGGCAAAGGCCGCCCGAACGGCGTTCCAGTTCTTCCTCTCCCCGATGAAGATCGCCATCACTCGGTCACCATCGAAACTTCTGATCTCACCACCTTGGTTGCGCAGGATGCGAGTGGCCGTGTTGACGAATGCACGGATGATCTTGGCTGCCGCTTCCTTCGTGAGGCTCTGGGCAATCGTGCTCGAATCGGCCAGGTCGGCGTACACGTAGGTTGCGTCGATCAGGCGTCCGCCATTCTTCAGGACGATGTCTTCGGTCTTAGGGACTACCTTTCCATCTGTGATGTTCCAAGAAGCCTTCATGATGTCGTTGACGCTGGACGTGATGGACGGTTGCATGTTGCTCCTAAGGCGTTCTCGGCCGATTTAGGAGCACCGTACACACCTCCACCGACAGTTCTAATTGAGGCCTGATATTCACAAACCCAACATTTTGTGCGTAAATAGTGGTATATGGAAGAACAAACCCCTCAAGACGAAAAGAACAAGGGCGGACGACCACTCAAGTTCAAGTCGGTAGAAGAGCTATCTCAGAAGATCGAGGCTTACTTCGGGAACTGCGACTCGCACCTCTCGACCCGATCGATCTTCGTCAAACGCGTTGACGGCACTCAGTACGTCGAGCAAGAGCAGTACTTCACTGATCGCGAGCCGTATACGGTGAACGGGCTGGCCTACGCCCTCGAAACGACGCGAGATGTACTGAACGACTACGAGTCCGGGATGCACGACCTCAAAGCTGAGGATGTTGACGAGTCTGGCGCGACGTTTTCCTCCACTGTAAAAGGGGCGAAGCGTCGAATCGCAGCTGATGTCGAGCGTCGCTTGATGAAGGGTGAGACCCCTGCTGCGGCGGGGATCTTCTGGTTGAAGAACAACGATGGCTGGCGCGATCAGTCTCAGGTTGATCACACGTCGCTCGGCAAGAAGATCGCAGCACCGACGGTGTACGTGAGTGCGATTAAGCCGCGAGACGCCGACGATGCCGTTGCAACTGAAGCCTAAGCAGCTTGAGGTAATCGAAGCAGCGAACCGTCCAGAGGTGGACACGATTGTTCTACTGGGATCAGTCGGGACAGGCAAGACCGATGTAGCTGCGCACCTTGTGCTCTCGATCTGTCACCAGTTCCCAAAGTCTCGGTGGCCGGTCTTCCGCGTCAACCAATCAACCGCCGTGGAGACGGTTATTCCTTCGTACCTCGATATGGCTGAGCGCATGGGCTTGGAGAAGGGCAAGGACTTCACTTACACGCAGAAGCCCTACCGAATCACGTTCAACAACGGGTCAGTGATCCCATTCCGCGAGGCCGATCCCACCAAGGACCGTGGCGGCAAAAAGATCAAGGGCATCAACGCAACTGGCAACCACCTAGACGAGGTGGATGAGTTCGATTACGAGATGTTCCTACAGGCAACGTCCCGCCGAGGACGCCGAAACGAGAACGGTCAACCGTCACTGTCTGTCTTGACACTCAACCCGAATGACGGATGGGTGAAAGAGAAGATCTACGACCCATGGAAGGAGGGCACACTCCCATCCGGCACTGTGGTGATCGAGTTTGGCCTCGAAGACTCGTGGCAGTCACGACAAGATATCGCAGCTCTGATGACCAATCCGGAGTACTGGACGCAGCGCTATCTCTACAACAACTGGAACTATGCAGACGAGTCGAACTCTCTGTTCAAATCACGTCAGTGGGCTGAGTCGATGGTCGATGACCTCGATCGAGACGCCACCAGATCGGCCGGCTACGACGTTGCATGGAAGGGTGTGGATCGTTCGGTGCGCGGTCTTCTGTACGGAACGACTGTTGCTGACTTGAAGATCTTCAAGGAGAAGAACGTCCGCGTGGAATTGCCCGACCAGGCGGACATGCTGATTGAAGATGCCAGCGAGAACGAATACGGCATGGACAATACTGCGGTGGACGCCGTGGGTCTGGGCGGCGGAATGGTTGGCGATCTCGTCAAGCTTGGTATGCATCCCTACGAGTTCATGAGCGGCGCTGCCCCAGATCCGCGAGTCTCATTGCCTGGTGACGATATTCCCCTTAACTTCGACAACCTCCGATCTCAGATGATCTACCTGTACGCCCGTGGCATCGATCTCGGAATCATCAAGCACTTCAAGGGTTGTCCGTACCTGAAGGAACTTCAAAAGGAGGCGACGTACCACAACTACGACACGACGAACAAAGTCTTGAAGGTGGAGAGCAAGGAGCAGATCAAGAAGCGGCTCGGGGTTAGCCCGGACCTTTTCGACGCGGTGATCATGGCGCTCTATGTTGCGCTCAGGCCGGTGCAAGCTTTCCCAGCTCAAGACGAAAGCGGCAGAAATCCAAGTGCCCCAATCACTTCGGGCTTGTTCGGCTCATCGTTCTGATTTACATTGAAGGTAGATGGCAAAAGGCACTTCCAAGAAGAATCCACTAGAACTCGGGGACTCTGGCGTTCAGATCTTGAACGGCATCATTACTGGTGACGAGTATCGACCGGAGCTTCGTGGCCGTGCTCTGATGCGAACGATCGAAGAGATGCGCCGTGGTGACGCCACTGTCCATGCGGGCTTGATGGCGGTGAAGATGCCGATCGTCGCCGCTGAGTGGAGCGTTGAATCTGGGGGAGAGGACGAGCAGGACACGGCCGCCGCTGAACTTATCGACTACAACTTCAATCAGGTGCTCAACTGGAAGGCCGTTCTTACCGAGGCTCTGACCATGCTGGACTTCGGTTTCTCCGTGTTCGAACTCGTTTTTGACTGGGCGAAGGTCAACGGCGTGGATCGTGTGGTGTTGGTGAAGATCGCCTACCGCAAACAGACGACGATCGAGAAGTGGACGCAAGAGGACGGCACTCCAGGGATCGTGCAACGCAAGGCAGACGGCACTGCGGTTTCAATCCCCGATGACAAGCTCCTAGTCCTCACTCACCAGCAAGAGGGCGACAACTGGCAGGGTGTCTCGATCCTGCGGTCGGCTTACCAGAACTGGTACTACAAGAAGACCTTCTACCAAATCGATGCGGTCAAGCATGAGCGTCAGGCGCTAGGCGTCGTGAAGATCAAGTATCCGAAGGGCGCTACGCCTGCGATGCGCGAAGAGGCCAAGATTGCTGCTCAGAATCTACGAGCCAATGAGCGAGCATTCATCGAGGAACCTATGGACTGGGACATCAATTTCATGGACATGATGGCCAGTACGACTGCCGATCCGAAGGAATCAATCGCACACCACGACCGACAGATCCTCAAGAACATGGCAGTGCAGTACATCGACATTGGTTCAGCTGGATCAAGTGGCTCGTACTCTGCATCGACTGACCAACGCCGGCTACTTGAGCTTCAAGACCAGGCCATCGCTTCACAGATAGCTGCTCGGATCAACGACAAGGTGGTCAAAGCCATCGTCGACATGAACTTCAACGTCACCGACTATCCGAAGTGGAAGGTCGGCCAGATCGGTCAAGAGAACGTCCAGGAGCTTACCGAGGCAGTGGCGAAGATGACCAGCTCGAAGCTACTTACCCCAACTGATCAGGATGAAGAGCATGTCCGCAAGGTGCTTCGCTTCCCTGACATGCCGGAAGACATCAAAGATCAGCCGCGGGAACAGGTGAAGCCAGAGTCCAAGGTCGAGCCGGAGCAGCCCGAGAAGACAGCCATCAAGGATGATGAACCTGCGACCAAGCAGCTCGAAGCAAGTATGAAATCTAAAGTGCGCCAAATCAATGCGCAAATAAGTGCTCGGGACTTCCCTGGTCTGCACGAAGGACTTGGAATTGAGACTGACAAACTCGGCTGCATCATGCTCGACACCGAAACTGTCGATGTTCTCAAGCACGTTGAGGGAGGCGAGTCGGACCTAGTTGAATCCACGGCGGAGCACGATCACGCTAGGGGAGCTGTGGCCGAGACCGAGCCTCATGTGACGTTGCTGTTCGGCTTGCTCAAGAACGGGAACGTCTGGAAGGACGAAGTCGATACCGTGCTCGATGGGTGGAAGATGGACACCGTCACGATCAGTGAGGTCGGGTTCTTCGATCTCAAGGACAAGTTCGCGATCGTGGCACACATTGAGACCACACCTGAATTACTCGACGGCCATGATCGACTGACCCTGTTGCCTCACGTTCAGACCTTCAGTGAATACAAGCCTCACATGACATTGGCCTACGTTGCGTACGACCAGGCAATCGCCGATAAGTGGGTGCAAGCCCTGGGGACGCAGTACAACGGTGCGACCCTAAAAGCTAAGGGGATCAACTACGGTGATCTGCCAACTGACGACGAAGATACAGACAAGAAGATCGAGGCATCACTGATCTCAACGGCACGGAAGTTCAAGAACGCTGTAATGGACAAACTCTATGGATCGCGCAACGCTGCTTAGAGTCAAATCTGAACTGACGCAATCGATCCGAGCAAGTGAAGACTGGCAACCCAGCTACAAGGCTCACCCTGAGACGTTCAAAGCGCTTCTATTGCACGAAGCCGAATTAGAGCAAGCCGTGGCCGAATATCTCGCTGGCCTGGCTCAGAGAGCGCCACAGTACGTTGATTGGTCACTCGTTCCTGAACCCGTCAAGGCTGCTGCCAGCCCGCTCGCCAACAAAGACGACGACTTGTGGAAGGCCGAAGAGTTCGATCTGACGAAGGCCGTCATCGATGCGATCACGATGCTCACCACTACGGGAGCGCAGGCCGGCGAACTGGCATCGGGGATCTACGTCGGCATTTCGTCGCTGTCTCAAACAGTGCTCGTAGCTGCTCGTGAGCAGGTAGCGACACTCGTCAGTCAGTTGACGGAGACGAATCGGAAGCTCATCCGAGAAGCGATCAAACAGTCGATCGCCAGGGGAGAAGATGTCGCTGGGACTATCGAACGCATCAAGACCGTCGTGAACAACCCTGTACGAGCCGAGATGATCGCGCAGACGGAGAGTGTGAACGCGTATCAAACGGGGCTGAAGAACTTCGCTGTGGAGACCGGCGCGAAGACGAAGACGTGGGAATCGCTGGAGGGTGCATGCACTGCATGCAAGCCGTTGGATGGCGAAGTGGTCGAGATTGGGGAGAAGTTCAGCAACGGGAATGATCGGCCAGCTGCTCACCCACGATGTCGCTGTGGTGTCTATTACCAGTACTGAGATTGTCATCTGAACGTACTACAGAGAAAACGTCGAGAACGCGATAACATACCGGGTCGGATGTTTCAGGAATCTGGAGGTAGCTCGATGAAGCGATCGTGCTTTGGTGTCGTCACAATCTCTCTGGTTTTGCTTGTCGGAGGGTGCTCTGACTCGGGTGGTAGTGAACCGGTCAATGGCAGCGCGGTCACTCAAGAGGTCGATACGAGGAGCTTCCCGGACTCTGTGGTGCTGACGCAGAATTTCAGTACGTTGTCGCCGTCTCAGCAGGACTCGATTAGGGAACTCCACGACCTGAGCTTCGAGGAGTTCTCTGCACGTCCGCTAGAAACTCGCATGCTTTATGGTGCATGGATACGAGAAAATAACGCAGAGCGTGTCCTTCTACAGGTACTCAAACAACATGAAGTTGGAGGCCGACCATTACTCAATCAGACCATTCAACCATCAATAGACAATACAGCACAGCAAATCGACGATCAAAGGGCAGAAGATCTTGCGATCAATTCATACTTAACAGACTGGTCTGATGATCGACAAGCCTACAACGTTCTTGAGTCAAAAAAATTCATGTCACTAGGATACCTTGATGGATCTGAGCTTATAGATAATCACGATCAGCTACTAGAAAATCCCAGCAAGATGGGATTAACTGTTTCTCCGTGTGAAGTAACCACAGAAAATGTAACTACCCCCGGTATCGTTACATACAGTTGCGACAAAGTTGTAACTGAGGACGGATACAGTTCTTCAACGATATCAGCAAAATGGCAGCCATTTACTGATATTCATGGTACCGAAACTGGCAACTGGATAATTACTTCCGGCCAAAACAATCGGTAGCCGACTCTTTTCTTGACATTTTTCGCATGCTGCCTGATATTAACGACATATGGCAAAAGGTTTCCACAACTTAGTAAAAATCAAAGCTGATTCAACAGGTCAGGCACCAAAAACGATCGAGCTACTTCGCGCTGGCGAGTGGCACACACCATGGCACGGTGAATTCGAGATCACCAAACAGGATCTTCAACAGTTCGCAGCCAACGTACAGGCGGGCGTCGGACTGGTTGCAGACGATCCGAAAGTTCCTCTCAACTACGGCCACGCATCGTATGACAAAGCTGCGGGCTGGATTTCGCATGTCTACGTCAGTGATGACGGCGAGGCACTGCTCGGAGATCCTGAGTGGACGCCCGCAGCAGTAGAAGCGATCAAGGGTGGCGAATGGAAGTACATCTCGCCAGAGTTCAACCCACGCGACTGGCCGTGGGAGGACCCTGAAGAGGAGTACCACTTCGTCAACAACGTACTGACGGGTGCTGCCCTCACCAACATCCCACTTTTCAAGAAACTGAAACCGATCACAGCGTCGCGCATCAAGCCTGAGAAGGCAATCAGAGCGAGCGCTGCCGGTGACGGTGATAAACATAATCAAGGAGAACCTATGGATCTAAAGGAGATTCGAGCAAAACAAGTTGCTGACCTTACTGAGGAAGAGAGAACATTCCTGAGCGAGAACAAAGCAGACCTCACAGCGGAAGAGCTGAAGACCTTCGGACTCGAAGAGTCTGAGGACGAAGCGACAAACGCCGATGCAGCAAAAGAAGCCGCCGACAAGGAAGCTGCTGAGCAAGCGGAAGCAGACGCGAAGACTGCTGCAGAACAAGCAGAGAAGGACAAGATCGAAGCAAGCCGCAACGGCGGTGTCTCGATCACGGCTGACCGCTTGGCGAAACTTGAAGCTGACGCTCAAGCTGGCCGTGAAGCACGACAGCAGCTCGATCAGCGTGATGCTGAAGAGATCGTAGATCGCAGTATCAAAGCTGGTCAGATAAAGAGCGGCGACAAGACTCGCTGGACGAAACAGCTTCTCGCATCACGTGGAGACGACCGCAAGGAACTCGAAGCACTTCTAGCCGGCCTCCCTAAGAACGAGATCGACGGCAAGGAGATCGGGGATCAGGGAGCAGCGGTGACCGCATCTGCATCTGCTGAGCTACACGCACAGACAGCAGCCGCGATCAAAGCATCCGCTGACAAGGGATCTGTTCTGCCGTATTCACAAGCGCGCAAGGACATCCTGGCTGCAGACGCAGAGTTGAAACAACGAATCAAAGACGAAGAGGAGGACAAATAGATGACAGCTATCCAACCCGGCCAGAACTACAGTGCTGAGGCCGCAGCAGATTTCACAGGCAAGCGCTACACAGTGGTCAAGCTTGACGCCGACGGCAAAGTCGTTCAGGCGACAGCAGCTACAGACGCGATGCTCGGTGTGATCGACAACGAGCCGAAGGCAGGACGCACAGCTGACGTCGTTCTCGTCAACGGATCAGGTTCGTTCAAAGTCAAGACTGGCGCGAACATCACCAAAGACGCGCTCATCACCACAAACGGTGCTGGACTAGCGATTTCAACAACAACCACTGGCAACCGAGTGATCGGCCGAGCAGTACGTACAACGACATCTGGAGAGGTGGCCGAGTACTTCAAATTTAACGAAAAGATCTAAGAAAGGCTGACAACTTAATATGGCAAACCAACCAACCTACATCGATACGCAGCTCACAGGCGTCGCCAACGCATGGTTCAACCAGCAGGAAGACTTCATAGCGAACAAGCTGTTCCCGACAGTGCCAGTGAAGAAACCAACCTTTCTCGTCGGTGAGTACGGCAAAGAGAACCTTCAGATGCCGGACAACTCGCTCCGAACTGGTGACTCAAAGTCAAAAAGCGTGAACTTCAGTCGCAAGTTCGTTCCAGGTCAACCGCTCAATGAGCACTCTCTGTCTGATTCCGTCTACAAAGACGACTACGACCAGACCGACGATCCGTTCGAACCAGAAAGCGACACAACAGAAAACATCCTCTCGGTCATGGAATTGATCGATGAGAAGGCCATGACTGACATGGTGACCAACACGAGCATCGTCACGAACAACACGACACTCAGCGGTCAGTCTCAGTGGAGCGACCTCGAACACTCGAACCCAGTCAAGGACATCACAGCAGCGGTCAACTCTGCACTGTTCGTAGACTTCAACACCCTCGTGCTCGGTCGCAACGATTACAACGTGCTGATCAACCACCCTGAGATTCGCGACTACCTCAAATGGACCAAATCAGGCCCAGTTGGGTACCAGGACCTACTCGGAGTCTTCGCACCGTTCGGCTTCAAACAGATCCTCATCGGTAAAGCGAAAGCCAACCTCGGCAAGGAAGGTCTTGCAGACGACATCCAGCGACTATGGAGCGGTGACGTTCTGCTCGCTTACGTCACAGATCGTCCAGGCCGCAAACAGATCAACGGCGGTTACAAGTTCCAACTCGAGAACAGCCGTGAAGTCACGAAGGAGTACATCAACAACCCTCCGAAGACTGAGATCGTCGTTCGTGACTACTACAACTACCAGCTCTTGCTTCCTGAGGCTTACTACCTAATCAAGAACGCATTTGCGAGCTAGGGGGCGGTATGACGCGAATTGAACCAGGATTCAAGGGAGCGAAACTCGTTGGCGCGGTGGTAGACACCGCTGCCAACCCAGGTCTTGGCAGCAACGCCAAGACTTACGTTGTCGGAGCGAACGCTGCGAAGTACAACGTCCCGACCGACGCCTCAGTTGTTCTCTTCGTGGATGAGCAGGATGCCGGTATCGGTATGCCCGCCTCACCTGCGGACAACGCTGTAGTGAAACTAGTCAACAGCAACACATCAGCTGCAATTGCAGTGACGGGAGTTTCGAACCTCACGTCTATCGCTGCAGGCAAAGAGGTGACTCTCTACGCAGGTGATGTCGCTGGCACTGGGAACCTTTGGGTATCAGTGGCAACTGGCACGGTCTCAGCTTAGAACGACAAACACACGCCCAATCAGAGGCGAAAGGAGTAAACCAGGAATGGCAAAAGTGACACTCATCAGCGCCGTCAAGCACGACGGCAAAGACTACAAACCGGGGGACACGTTCGAAGGCGACAAAAAGATCGTCAACGAACTGATCCGAGCAGGCGCAGCACAAGATCCGAGCACGGTAGTTGAGCAGACTTCGGCAATCGAAACAGCCGAAGATGAAGCGAAAACCATTGTGGCAGAAGCTCAGAAAGATGCGGACAAGATCAAGTCTGACGCCGAAGATGAAGCGAAAACCATCATCGGGAAAGCGGAGGAAGTGGCCGGCCTGAAGGTTAAGGAAGCCGAGAAGACCCTCGACGACGCCAAGGCTGAAGCGGAGAAGCTCGCCAAAGACGCACAGGACGCTGCTAAGAAGGCTCCAGACACAAAGACCAACACATCTGCCAAGTAGACCTACGACGCAGCAAAACGCACGAGACCGCCTGAGAGGGCGGTTTTTCGTCTACCATCTTGCGGTGGATGAAAAACAGCAGGAGTGGTGGCAGGTCTTCCCTTGGGGGATCGTCTCGATAGTTGTCGCGATAGTTGCGATCGGAACTGCGATAACGCTTGCACGTTGGAACAAGGCTCGAAAGACGCTTGATTACGAAATCCTGAGTGATGTGTTCCTTTTGAAGAAACACACCGCGGTGGTGAATGGCATTGTTGAAGTCATGGTCAGGGGTGAGTCGGTCGCGAACCCAAGGGTAACTTCAATTCGATATCAGAACACGGGGAATAAGGAGATAATGTCCGATGAATTTCTCAAGGATATTACTCTAAGCGGAGGAGTTCACGTCCTGCAGATCGTGGTCAACGAGAGCGCGGGAGTGGTGCCTCAAGTCGCGGTAACGTCTGGAGGAGGCGGTCAACCGTCAATAGCGGCCGACTGTCTCAACCCCGGGGATTATCTCGACGTTCAGTACATAATTGACGACACCGGTGTGCCGATCGTGCCGAACTACCGGATACGGGGAGCTACGCGACCAGCCAAGGATATGAAGAAGACTCGTAGTCGGAATTTTCGAGTGATGGCTTTGATCGGTGGCCTTGTCGCAGTCGGAATTTTCGCCCTAGCCGGTGTCTTCGCGTCTAAAGGCTATGGTTGGCTGCCCATCGCGCTAGTTGCGTTGGGATCGCTGACGTCTTCGTTCGTCGCCTTCAGGAGCGTGTCTCAGACTGCAAAAGAGGTTGCAGCGGCGAAGGCTGTCTGACCGGAGATCTGGCAGCGGGACGCAGAGGCTTCCCTTCAACTACGTCCCGCCGCAGTGGCGACGATAGCATCAATCGAACGTGTGTGCGAACACCCTGCAGTCTCAGATGTTCCTGTTCAAGTCCCCTACATCGCGTCGGTTCGAAATCTCTTCATACGTTGGTTCTTTGCTTCTCGGTGACAGTGGAGTTGCATAGGGATCACTGTATGTCCGGAAGCGATAGTCATGCTGCGTGCAGAGTCTGCCGTAGCCCTCTCGAGCGCGACCGACGTACTTGCAGGTTCCATCTGGTAGGTCGCCCTCCAGGGGGCATTTGTCGAGCTGATCTTTCAACATGCGCCTTCTCCTAGCTGTTGGCGGGCTGGCTTCCGGGTAGTGACTTGTCGACACCGAGGTGATAGCGACTCGCTGCCACGAAATTCCCATACGCTGACATAAAGGCTTGGAGGTATGTCTCCCAATCTCCGTCATCTAAGACGTTCAGCCCGTCAAGGGCGGAGACGGACAATTGAAACTCATTAGCCAAGACGTCGAGTGGCTTTGGGGCGACCAGTAGAAGACGTGCGAACGCAAGATGGGCGTTGAGCTGTCTTGACAGCAGCAGAGAAGTGTCTTCGGCGAGGCGTTGGTTGATCTCGGCCCCGGAGGGGTTGGTGCTGTGGAAGAGACGCTGTTTCCTGTGAACGTCGTGGACATCCCAGACAGCGGCGATCAGGTCCGCACAATGCTCTTTGAGGGCGGCGTCCCAGCGCAGCTCTTTCTCCGCCGCAGTCTTCTTGCGATCTAGACGTGCCGCATACCAAGCGGTCACCGAACCGCCGATCAAACCCGTCGCAATCGCAGCCCACCAAGGCGAGGTGTCAGTGGTGAGGAAATCGCTGATGGCGCTCATGGCTGGGAACGATACATGTGAATTTTTACTGTTGGCGTGCGCAGACCTCTAGTCAAAGATACCGCCAACGATGCCTTCGAAGGTCGCAACTACTCCTGCCATGAACACTTGCGGAGCAGCCTTCTTGATCACCGAGCGGATCTTCGCTGCATTGGTAGTTGTTGCTGCGGCTTGCGTTACGGCGCTTGCAGCTTGATCTGCGCTTGAATCGCGTGACCGACCTTGATAGAAGACCGCAGTGGCGACCGCTCGTTCTGCCCCTTTGGTGTCGCCTGTTGAGTACAAGACATCAGCGATTTCGATCTCAAGGTCTGAAGCTCGCGCGAGGTCGCCAGTCTTGGTGCACATCCAGATCCACCAGCGCTTCGCATCGATCGAAGCGCTGTCTTCCTTGCCGAGGATTCGATCACGTGTAGTCGAAAGCTCGCGTGCCAACTCAAAGGCCTCGTCCCACTGTTGAAGGTGGTTGAGACAGTAGATCGAAGAATGCAGATTGGAGAGGTATGACAGGGACTCTTTGCCATCAGCTGAAGCTCGAAGCTTCCTCAGTACGGTGTACTCATCCAATGCTGCTTGGTAGTTGCCATCTGCGTACAACTTTTGTGCGCGCTGCTGGTGCGAAACTAGCTCGTCAGTCATCAGGCCTCCAGCGCTCAAATTCCTTGGGATCAAACTCAGGCGGATATTAACACCGTGACTAGGCATGACTGCCGTTGTGTGATTAATTGAATTGAGATGCAGTACATCACCACCCCTCACCAGGCTGAACTTAACGCAGCGGACAAGATGAAGTCATGGGGCTTTACTGATGCGGCCGCAACTACTGGGGGAGCAGACGGAGGGATCGACGTTCGATCATCACGGGCTTTGGCGCAGGTGAAATGGAAGGGCGGGGCTGCGGGCAGGCCCGAGATGCAGCAGCTCTACGGGGCGCGGGGTACTGACAACAAGAAGGCGCTGTTCTTCTTTGCAGCGTCGAGTTACAGCAAAGCTGCGGTCGAATATGCCGATGAAGTAGGCATCGGGCTGTTCACGTACGACCCGGTTGGCGAGATGACAGCAGTGAACGCACACGCAGCGACGGTGTTGAAGAAACCCAAGGTGGCGGTGACGGCTCCTGGGATGGATCTCTGGCTTGTTGCTGCGCTGATCTTCGTTACGATCGTCTTATTGATATTCATTTTCACAATCTGATGTATATTCAGAAGAGAATATGAGTACGACACTTCAAGCAGATTCATTCAGCCGCAACAACATCCGTGAACGGACCTCATTGGTCGAGGGTGTTCCTGAGGGCGCGTCTGCGATCAAGGTGGCGAGTACTCAAGGGTATGAGGCTGGATCGATCATCTACGTAGGTGAACTGGCTCGCGAGCAGTGTGAGAAGGCCGTGGTTGAGTCTCTTGCTGACGGCATGACTGTCTCACTGGTTTCTCCGCTCAAGTACCCGCACGCGGCGTTTGCTGATGTCACAGGCGTACTTGGCGACCTGGTTCACTTCTACCGGGCAGCCAACGTGGATGGGAAAGTGCCGGCCGATGACCAGTTCACCGTTCTCGCCACACGTGACATCGATCCTGACCAACCATCGACGTACATGACTGACACTTCCGGTGGTTCTGAGTTTTGGTATCGCAGCACCTATTTCAATGCGACAACGAACGAGGAGACTGCACTCGATGCGGTTGAGGCTCGACGCGGCCAGGACTGGGGCAACTACTGCTCACTCGATGAGATCCGTGACGAGGCAGGATTCACGAGTGCCTTCAATCTGAACGACAGCCTGATCTTCCAACACCGACGATCGGCGCAGAGCGAGATCAACACTGCACTTGGCTCTGTCTACACAGTGCCATTCAAGCCCGTCCCTGAAATCATCCGCACTCTGACGATCAAGCTCGCTGCAGGGATGCTCTTGCAATCGGCTTACGGTGAGCGATCCTCACAGGCCAGTCTCAAGCTGAAAGAAGCACGCGACCAGATCAAGGCAATGCAGGATCGAGACCAGACCATCTCGGATGAGGAGGGTCATTCGATTGCTGGTGGCGGGATCACTAGCTGGCCCGGCGAAGACCAGCCACGAGCATTCCATATGGGTGATCGGTTCTAGCTGATGGCGGGATCAGTTGTCCGCGTCAAGATCTCGGGCGACAAGGATGTCGTCAAGATGCTCAACGATGTTGGGTTAGAACTCAAAGACATGCAACCCGCGATGAAGGATGTCGGTAAGTACCTCAAGGGTCTGTACTCGGGTGAGGTCTTTGCTTCCAGGGGCGGGATTATCGGCGAGAGCTGGCCGCGCCTGAGTACGAAGTATGCAGCGTGGAAGGCCAAGAGGTTTCCCGGTCGCCCCGTCTTGGTTCGAACGGGGCTGATGCAGAGGTCGTTCAGCTACGCAGCGCAGCCATTGCAGGTTGAGATCAGCAACAAGGCCGCGCACTTCCGATACCACCAGAGCGATGAACCGCGCGCGATCATCCCGTACCGCCCGATGATGAAAGTCGAGGACGCTCAGTACAACGAGATCGTCAAAATCATCAACGCTCGACTCGAAGCAACAATCAAGGCGAAGGGAGGAATCTAGCCATGTACGAGGAAACAACACAACGGATCGTCAACCTGATGAAGGAGACGTTCGTCGGTGGCCCCTTCGTAGAGTTCTACGACGGAGACCCTGACGAGATCCCTGCATTTAACCTGCCGTGCATCGTGGTTGACCAAACCAACGACAACACAGCTCGTGGCACGTGGGGCGAAGATGACGTCACCGACAGCATCATTATCAAGGTCATCTATACCAAAGCCGACGACTGGACTGCCGATGTAAATCCAAATGACCTGACATCGAGGAAGATTCGTCAGATCATCGCAGCACGTGATCCCAAGACCGGGCGTTACATGCCGAACACCGTCAAACATGCAGTTCGATACTTCGCTACCAAGGGGTTGACAGCCGTAGCGAGTGACATGGAAATCGAGTACGGCATGGTCCCGCGTGTGAACGGCGACAAGGGGATCATCACTCAGGAAGGTTGGGTGAAGTTCTCGGTCCAGTACGTCGCGGAAGTTGTTGAGGCGCAATAGCTATTCTCTTAAATGGCCGAATGCAATATATTACGGGCATGGGAAAGTCTATAGAGAAAAACAAGAGTGTTCATGAGGAACCTCGCGAAGAGTCAACAGATAAACAGACGTTCTTCCTGCCGTTCGAGCGCAAGGTCATCGAGGCCGAAACACTTGAGGAGGTAGTGGAACTGACGAAGAAAGAAGAGGACGGTGATGCCAACTGAACCATACATAGGAAGGCGTGAAGCGATTGGCTTCGGCGTAGGAACAGATCCAGCAGTGACGGTCGCGCCGCAAGGCTGGATTCGCTGGCTTGACCAGGACGTGCAGCCGAAGCTTGAGATCATCGAAAACGAAAGCGCCATGGGCGTTGTCGAGAAGATCAACGACAGTGAAGTGGTCGGCAAGTGGGTCGAAGGAACGATCGGTGGCAAGGTCACAGAGGTCGGCGTTGGGTTTCCGCTACTAGGGATCTTCGGATCAGTCACGACTGGCGCGGTAGTTGGCGGGGTCTATCCGCACACCTTTGACGTCAATCAGTCGAGCATCCCACCTGCGATCACTCTCGCAAAGGTCACTCCGATCCAATCGAAGCGGCACAGCTACACGACGTTCGATACGTTCGAACTGACAGCCGAGGAGAAGGGCTGGGTACAGGTCAGTTCTGCAGTTAAGGCTCGAATCGGTGAGGCATCAACTGAGGTAGTCGCACTCACAACTGAGAAAGAGTTCACGAGCAAGAACATTGTGCTCAAGACCGCTGCTTCAAGTGCTGGCCTGGCTGCCGCGCCGGCCATTGCTGCCAAGAGTCTGAAGCTCAACATCGAGCGACCATCCGAGATGTGGTTCCCACTAGGCGGTGACGATAACCCTGTGTTTGATCGGGGTGTCTTCGAAGCCAAGGGGGAGTTCGTGATTCGCTACCTCAGCACTGACGTGGAAGACGACTATCTTTCCAACGCAATCAAGGCCATGAGCATCAAGATGACCAACGGCGCAACGAGTCTGGAGTTCATCGCTACCAAGGTGCGCTTCCGTGAACTTGAGAAGTCGAGCGACCGCGACGAGATCGTGACGCAGACGGTGAGCTTCTACTGCGAGTTCGATACGACGGCAGGTAAAGCAATCCAAGCCGTGCTCAAGAATCCTCGCGCATCGTACGCCGCAGCGTAGATCGCTATTGACCAATGATATGCCCCTTGCTTAAATAGGGGCATATTTAATTGGAGAAAACATGTCGCGATTTGATTTGAAGGTAAAGGTTTCACTAGCAGGACTTGCAGACGGATGGACTGACGAACATTACATGACGTTCAAACCGTTTGATGTGGATGAATCGCTCGATTCCAACGATGAGATGGACAAGCTAAAGGGTGAGGATCTTCGCGGGCTGACGGCGGTGTTCAAGAGTTCTGCGACGAAGCAGTTCGTTGAGGGCAAGGTTGTCGTTGAGGGCAAGACTGTCGATGCGATCGCGGAAGATGTTGCTTCCCTTCCTGCTCCAGTGATTACGCAGATCTTCACGACCATCTCGCGCACCGACTTCAGCAACCCAAAAGCATAGGCGTCGAGGCACTCGCCCGACGCGCAGAAGACAAGCAAGAACAGTACCGCGACGTTATTGTTCGCGGTCTTTCTAATGGTCATGAAGATGTAATCGATGAGATTCTGATTTATCGCTATAGGCAAGAGTTTCATCTTTCGTACCGTCAGGTGCTCAATGAACCTCAGGCTGCACTCGAGCAGGCCTATCTGATTTGGTCGCTCGAAAGGGATAAACAGGATATGGACAGGAAGAGGGATGAAGCTGATTCAAATCGTGGTAGATTAAAAGAAGAGGAGCGGTAGTAATAAGACCGCTGCAAGTTTTACCACGTGGCGAACAATAGAATAAACATCACCATATCCGCCAAAGATGAAGCGTCCGACGTTGTTAGAGCTGCTAGCGACAAGATCTCGGCGGCGACCAAAGCCCAAGCTGCAGACGCGAAAGCTGCTGCAGATCAGTTCAAATCGAACTTCGACTTCATAGGTACTGCTGCAAAGGCGGCAGGTGTTGCAATCGCAGGGTCCGCAGTCGGGTTGACTGCCTTCGGATTGAAGAGTGCGACCGAACTCCAAGTCACCGCAGCATCTTTCAGGGCGCTCACGGGCGATGCCAAGGTTGCCAAGGATCTGTTCGCCAATCTCTACGACTTCGCACGTGGCACACCGTTTGCATTCCCTGATGTAGCAGCAGCCGGTAAGACGTTGCTCGGTTACGGACGCACAGCGCAGCAGGTGAAATCAGACATCCAGACTCTCGGCGGCATGGTCGCCACGACTGGCGCTGACTGGAGCAGGCTAGCTGTTGTCTACGGCCAAGTGAATGCCGCAGGCAAGCTCTATTCACAGGATGCGTTGCAGCTCATCGAGAATGGCGTCCCGATCGTCACGGCACTCGCGAAGCAGTACGGCATTTCGATCACACAGGTCAAAGCAAAGATGGAAGACGGTGCCGTTAGTGCCGACGACTTCAACAAAGCAATGAAGTCAATGGTTCCTGCAGATGCCATCTCTCAGATGAGCAACACGATGACTGGCCGATTGTCTGGATTGACGGGATCAATTCGCTCGCTTGCCTTCTCGCTTGTGGGTATCGACTACTCCAAGTTCGATGAAGGTTCACCGCTACTGGTCAAACAGGGCGGGTTATTCGATCGGGTGACGAAGGCAGTTCAAGACTTCTCGAAGACACTCAGCGACCCTCAGTTGAAGGCCGCAGCGGTGCAACTTGGAGATGGACTCGCATCCGCTGTGGAGAACGGCGGCAAAGCGCTTGTAGACGTCCTCAGGTGGACTGCGAACAACTTGGACATCGTGAAGTCTGCGGCTCTCGCAGCAGTGGGCGCGTTTGTCGCGTTCAAGCTCGGCAGTGTCGTGAATGACTTCAGCAACCTGATCATCAAAGGAAAGACTCTCTCAGGTGTCCTGAATGCGATGGGTTGGAACCCGTGGATCATCGGCATCACTGCTGTTGTCGGTGCGTTCATCTACCTGCAAGATCGCTTCGACATCGTCGGTAAGGCATGGCAAGGAACCCAAGGAGCCGCACGATGGGCTCAGAAGGCATACGCGGACTTCGCGGCCACAGTTCAAACCACCTTCACCTCAGCGGTTGCCATCGGGCGTCAGGCGATCGATCAGTTTTCTAGTGGTATCCAACGAAGCCGACAATGGCTACGGGATCACGAGAATGCGATCCGAGTAACCGCCTTGGTCTTAACTGCCATCTTCGGTCCAGCACTTGCCAAAGCCGCAGCAGCATCAGTCGTTGCGGGTGGCAGCATCGCAGTAAGCGCCGTGCAAGCTGGTGCAGCCTGGTCACTCGCTGCTGTGCAGGCAAGCGCCGCATGGATCGCCCGACTACCAATGGTCGCCATCGCAGCTGGAGTCAATGCAATCAAAGCGGCAGATGCAGCCCTCATCGCATCAGCGGCCTGGATTCGACAAGCAACAGCGGCAACGACTGCATGGGTTGTCGCGCATACCAAGATGGCAGCGGCAGCTACAGCTCACGCGATCAAGTCGGCAGCGCAAGCGGTGTGGGCTGGTCATCAGTGGACTTTCAACGGAACACGGGCAGCAGGGTCTTGGATACTTGGGTTTGTCGGGATGCAAACCGCTGCAACGGCATTTGGAACTGCATCATCAGCACAGGCAGGTATGGCAGCGGCAGCCAACGTCGCAGCAGCCGCTCGAACAGGGATCGCCTGGGTAGCCGCTCATGCTGCAATGCTCGGAATGATTGGAATGGTCGCACTCGCGGTTGGCGGACTGATCACGATGTTCTTCAACGCACAGAGCCAGAATGATGCAACTGCGAACGCGGTAGCGCGACATCGGGCAGCTCAAGAAGCACTCACGAACGCGACGGTAGCCGCGAAGAACGCCCAGGATGCACTTAACGGATCACTACTCACTCAAGAGGGTGCTTCACTGGCAGTCGAGCGTGCGAAGAGATCCCTCGAACAAGCTATCCGTGACTACGGCGTTGGATCGCTCGAAGCGCGAGAGGCGACACACAGCCTCCGTCGAGCAGAAGAAGACCTTGCTCGTGCGTCCGACGATGTAGCCGCGAAGACACGAAATGCAAAGGCAGCTCAGGACGAGCGGAACAAGGCAGCCGAGACCGTGAAAGCTACTTCTCACAGCGTCGGCGGTGCAGTCGCAGGTGAAGCCGCTCAGTGGTCAAACTTGGCTGGACGAATTAACGAAGCTGCAGAAGCCCGCAACAGGGGTGAGTTCAAATCTGCACTCCCGACGATGAACGCCGCACCAGGACTGAAGAACGCAATCGGTACGGCTTACTCACCAGGTGGCCGAACGCTTGTTGGTGAGCACGGCCCAGAGATCGTGAACATGCCGCGTGGATCTCAAGTGACGCAGGCCTATCGCACACGCAACGAGTTGAACTCGGGCGGCGATGGCGGGGGAGTCACCAACATCCTGTCGGGCAACTTCACCTTCAACAACCAAGAGGCGTCAGACGCGTTCTTCAACCGACTCGATTCAACACAACGACTAGCAAAGGTAGGCATGTAATGAGCGCAATCGCACTGAAATACGGAGCATTTGACCTCCAGACAGACAAGATCACTACGACGGACACGGACGTCTACTCACCTCCCAAGAACAACGTGCAGGCTGACAAGCTCGCTGGTGCTGACGGAGCTGTGATCGTGAAAACGAACTTTGAACCGAAGACCTTTACCGTTGCCGGCCGAATCAGGGGGAGTACCCGCGAGGAGACGGAGAAGTTGATCGACGCGTTCAACACGGCCATGATGCAGCCGAATCAGGCCTTCGACATCGCCCGCAGCGGTGACATCAGACGATATGTTTCGACTGCTCAAGGCATCATCATCAGCACTAGCGGGCACAACACGGCAGGCTTCTCGGTGGACTTCATGTGCCCGACTGGCGTTGCTTCTGACACCTACAACACAGCACTGCTCAGTCCGTCGAACGTAGCGACTTCTACGGCTTCACTCGGTGTCACCGTTGGGGGCACGTATCAAGCTGAGCCAGTGATCAAGCTGAAGATCAACACACTCACAGGTGGGACAGCCAAGCGAATCACCGTGACCAATGGATCGACCATGCGCGGAGTATCAGTCACGCGTAACTGGGCGGCGGGGGACACGATCGAGATCGACTGTCTTCGCAAGACCATCTTCGTCAACAGCGTTCCGACTGACTACCTCGGGCAATTCCCCGTATGGGTGGTCGGACCAGGCGTGATCGCATACAGCGACGACTTCACTGCTCGTGACGTGACAATCGAGTCGATCTACGTAAGACGTTGGCTCTAAACATCATTCACCTATAGGACGATCAGGGCGCTCGTCGTATATTGAGGGAAAGCAGTAAACAGGAAATCACATCAATGGCCAGCAGTTTGTACGACAAAGCGAGAGAAGGCTTTCTGGACGGATCTATCGTCCTGACGACCAACAACATCAAAGCAGTGCTCGTTGATACGAGTACCTACACTCCGAACCTAGCGACTCACGCCAACCTGAGTGACATCCCAACACCAGCGCGAGTAGCAACGAGCGGGAATCTGACTGGCAAGACCGTGACCAACGGAGTTTTCGACGCAGACGATCTGACGTTCGCCGCACTCGGTGGCGCGAGTGTTGAAGCGATTGTTCTGTACAAGGACACAGGAACAGCAAGCACCTCACGACTGATCCACTACATGGATACAGGTACCGGACTTCCTTTCACTCCGAACGGTGGTGACTTGAATCTGGCCTGGTCAAACGCGGCAAATAAGATCTTCAAGATCTAAGGCTCGACCAGGTGATCTACTACTTCGGTGACGGATCAGACGGCGCACTCAACGTAGCGTCGGGCACTCAGAACTTGCCGTTGAATCAGATCCATCAGTTCACGAATGTCACGATCGCAGCGGGTGCGACTCTCAGTACTGCATCGACCACGGGATCGGTTCTCTTCATTGCAGTGCAAGACACCTTCACTTTGAACGGCACGATCAATGTGTCGGGCAAGGTCAACCCTGGCTCTGCGGACTGGTCGTTCACAGTAGATGGCATCACCTACTCATCACCTGGCGTTGCTGTGGGTTCTTACTATTCAGACCATGGCCCAGCCAACTTTGGTTTCGGTAGTGGAGGCGCTGGAGGAGGGTTCAGTGGAGGACCGCTCGGCGGCAGCGGTGGAAGTGGTGGGTATGGGATCGCCGGTGGCGCAGGGGTAGGTCAATCACGCAATTCAAATGGCACGTTCAGCATGAACGGGAACGCGGGTTCCAACTCGGGCGGTGGGTCAGGAAGTAGCTCGATCACGATCAGCAAGGACAGCACTCGTTTCCTGACCGTCACCAGCAACAGTGGTAGAGGCGGAACCTCATACGGTGAGAGTGGTGCTGACGGCTCGGGTTCGGTCGTAGACCAAGGTGGAACTGGGGGCGCAGGTTACTCGTGGGCATCAAATGGGGGTGGAGGTGCTGGAGGTATCGCAGGACGCGCAGGTGTCCACATTGTCATCCGAGCTAGGAAAATTGTTCTCAACGGCACGATCATCACCAGTGGATCTGCGGGCGGCAATGGTGGTAACGGCGGGCGGTTGATCCGGCAGTCAGGTGCAACCAACTTCTGGGGATCTCCAGGCCTCGGCGGTGGTGGGGGATCGGGTGGAAACATCTCGATCTTCTACGCAGACACGCTCACTAATACTGCGGCGAAGTTCGTCAACGGTGGGTCAGGTGGAGCTGCTGGGTATGGCGACACTGGGTTTGTTCAACCAGTAAGTCAGGGCGGTTCAGGAGTCCCCGGCACTTTCAGTTCCAAGAAACTCACCCCTGCTGAGTACGCGTCCTCAATCTCAGTCGATAGCACCAATTCTCAAGTCGCTTACGGATCACCAACTCTGACCGCCGGAGCAGTGACGGTCACCCCGACTAGCGCTGCCTCCAGTTACGCGGCAGGGCCACCGCTAATCACGATGAATATCTGGGACGTTGGAAACTCGGCGTCGGTAACCGGCTATGGATCACCAACGATCACACAAGGGCCACCGCCTCCACCGCCTCCGGTGAACTGGGAAGACCTCGGAGTTGAGAACACCAAAGAGTATGTAGCCAAGGTCTATTCGAAGACCGGGCAGTTCATGCGCGTACTCACGGACATCACAGACGACCTGACCTTCTCACAACAGATCCTCACACCAGGAACCACCACCACAATCAGACTGGCTCGATCTGCCGAGAACACGATCGAACTGCGCGAACCACTCACCGATCAAGCTGGTGTGGGATATACCGATCAAACCAGTGATCCATACGTCGTCACCAGCACCACGGCAAACACTGTCGGTCCAGATACCGACATCGAGATCGGTCTCGGCGTGGACATCTTCGCGCACTACGGAGGCTATGAACCCCTCGTCAATGAGAAGGGCGAGCCGTACGTTGATCAGGACGGAGATCCCTACATCGTTTCTACTGGTGCTCCAATGGGCCGGCGGGTCTTCAGCGGCAAGATCATGAAGTACCGCGCTCACTACGGCGACACGGAGTACGTAGAAGCGACGCTCATCTCGCACGGGGTCGAGCTGACCAAGGGTGAGCTGATCAAGAGTGGTGCAGCGACAACAGTGACCTATCCGTCTACTGAAATCGCTACAATCGCCAAGAGTCTCCTCGACACCAACCCTGGCCGAATCGGTTACACCACAGGATCAATCGACACCACAGGCGTTACGCCGACGATGAAGTTTGAGCTGAACACCAAACTCGAGGGGATCAAGAGCCTCTACTCGCAGACTCCAGATGGGTACTTCTGGTACGTCGATGTGGGGGAGAACCTGCTCTACATCAAGAAGCGAAACACGGTGGCAGACCACATCTTCGTCAAGGGAAAACACCTGGCGGACATCGACATTGAGAAGTCTGCAGAGGATCTGAGAAACAAGGTCTACTTCGTGGGCGGTGATCCAGGCAGCGGCACACTCTTCAAGGTCTATACCGATGCTGCGGCAATTGCCGATTCTGAGCTGGGAGTACACCGAATAACAGACCGACGCTTCACCCTCACAGCAAGTGCCCAGCGTTATGCCAGCAAAGTAATGAGTGAGTATGGCCGTCCGATTTGGACATCGACAATCACGATCCCTTCGAGCGTGTATGACATCGAGAGCATCAAACTGGGGCAGATGGTTGGTTTTAGGAACTTTGGGAACTTCGTGGATACGCAACTGCTTCAGATTGTCGGGTACAACTACACCTCGACGCTGATCACGTTGACGCTTGGAACTCTTCAAGAGGGGATGGCAGAGATCATCGCAGACCTGGATGAGGGATTGTCGAATGAACAATACCAACAGCTACCTACAACTCCGTCTTAACGTGTTATATTAGCGATAAAGAGGAACAATTGAATATGGTAAAACAAATTACAGATAACGCTTCGAAGTCGCCGGTCGCCGCAGCGGACATCCTTCTCGTTCGAGACGTGAGCTCGAATACCGATAAAAAATCAACGGTATCGGGGCTTGCGCCTGCGATAGAAGCCTCCTTGTCTTCGGACGGCGCATGGAAGTCATGGACTCCAACATGGGGTAATCTGACCTCGGGAACGAATACGGTGGGCAACGGGAATTTAGAAGGTCGCTATCAGCAATACGGAAAAACTATCGTATTTAGCATCGTGTTAGTGTGGGGCTCTACGACTGCAAGTACTGGAATCGATTGGAAGTTTCTACCGCCAGTGCCCCCATCGGCCAATCAAGTAACCCATAAAATGCCGATCGGCACATGCCTTGTTGAGGACGCTGGGATCTACCTGTTCGATGGTTTTGTACGTATCTTCGATTCATCATCTATCCAGCCTACCGTCATTGACGCTTCGACAAGCACGGGTACGCGCCGTGCGATAAATCCTACCTCTCCGATGGTGTGGGGGCCTGGAGATTCGATGAAACTATCTGGAACCTATGAGGCCGCTTAGAGTATGAAATTCACTCTAGACAATAGCGAAATGATAGTAATTTCGAATCTGTGGAAAGGTTGTCATGGGAGATAACGGAGTAATACTTGCGTCTCTTGGCATTGTCGCCACAGTGTGCGGTGCGCTGATTTGGGTTGTGAAATTTCTCTTCACTAAGAATGATAAGACCAATAACCGACTCGCTTCTTCGATCGAGAAGAGTGCGAACGCGAGCAATGCGCTCCAGAAGTCGCTTGCTGACCGAGATGCGCGCGACCATGAGTTTCAACGAGACGTGATCGCCTCCCTAGCTAAAGTGTCCTTATCTTTGGATCAGTTGGACCGAAAATCAGACGTGAATCTTCATGCGGTGCAACTAATTGCGGACTCTGTAAGCAGGGAACGAGTGGACTGATGGGACGTTTCGTTGTACCAGTCGCGGATCGAATCACTCAGCAGTTCGGTGAGAATCCAGACTACTACAGGTCACTCGGACAACTAGGTCATACGGGTATCGACTACGGATGCTCGCTAGGAACTGCCGTACGGGCAACTGGCGACGGAAGAGTTAGTTTCGCAGGACCAGGCGCAAATCATGGTGGGTTCCTAGCGGTAGCAGGAAACGCGATTCTTCTTGACCACGGCGACATCTATAGTGCGTACTCGCATCTCAGTCGATTTGCAGTGAGCCAGGGACAACAAGTGAGCCAAGGCCAAGTAATTGGCTATTCCGGAAATACAGGACAAGTCACCGGACCTCACTTGCACTTCGAGTTCTGGGGTAAGCCGACGAACTGGCAAAACGGATGGTCAGGCCGTGTGAATCCAAACAATTATTTAAGCGCTGCGGACGCAGCAGGAGACGAACCTATGATTGCTGATACAGACAACGAATATGCGCGGTGGAATAAGTTATTTATTCAAATAAGAGGACGCGGGGCGAGTCGTGAAGAATTTCGAGCAGCGGCCGTGGGTCGGAACTGGTTGAATGCAATGGAGATACTTTCAGATGACGCGGAAGCTGAACAGGCTACCCAAGATCAGGCGACTGGTCGAGTTGCGCGCATCGATAATTGGCCTAGGCAAATTTACGGTCTCATCGATCAGGTAAATGAATTGGCCAAACGGCCTACATCTGAGAAACTCACGGAACTAACTGGAAAGCTTGAAGTTCTAACCCAGAGCGCAGATTCCGCCAAAGCAGAACGAGACGCTGTGGTCGAAACCAACAAGAGGCTCGAGGAAGCTCAGCGGATCGATAAAGAAGCAGGCGAATCGCTCCTGCGCAGGCTCGGGCAGTTCGTCAGTAAATACATACCAGGATTGAAATAAGGAGGTGAACATGAACCATACATACGACCAACCAACATCAGCACCAACATCGAAAGTAGCAGCAGCCGGCATCGGCGGTTCTGTCGCAATCGTACTCATCTGGCTTGCCGGACAGTTCGGTGTCGAACTCAGTGCGGAGGTTGCATCTGCAATCACAGCGATCGTCGCCTTTGCGGCTGGATACTTCAAACGAAGCAGCACTAACTAGCTCTCAAAAGCATTTTGCGTCGCGCCTGACACGTGTTGTCGGGCGCTTTTGATATGTAAGGCCTGCGAGTTGCACGGCGTCTCCTGCAAGCTCTGATACGCTAAATTCCACTGAGTAAATTAGTTGTTCAAATCCAAGGAGAGCCAAGTGGCTGAACGCATCATCAAGCAACTGATCGATGATCTGGACGGAAATGACATTGACGAGGGATTCGGTCAGAAGGTCGAATTCTCTTACCAGGGAACCGATTACACGATCGACTTGCGTGACTCGAATGTGGACAAGCTGGAGAAGGCGCTCAAGCCTTACATCGAGGCTGCACAGAAGATCGGCGTAGCCCGCAAGACCCGCAAGGGGAGCGGAACACCCAATGCCGCAAGTGGTTCCGGTCGTTCAAAGGAACAGCTCCAGGCCATCCGTGACTGGGCTGTGAAGAATGGCTTCGAGGTTGCACCTCGCGGACGTATCAAGGCTGAAGTGATCGACGCCTTCGACGCAGCGCACTAGCGTCTCTGCACCACTTACCCGCCGCTATATGTGGTGGCATCAGACTCCCCTGGCCGAAATCTGGTTGGGGGAGTCTTTTTGTCTGCCCACCTCTGTTAATTATTGGAGCATCGGCGGGGTAGGGGAGTGCTGCGGGGGTTTGTCACCCCTGAAGAACGCATTTCCAACGAGACGAGTAGGGGAGTGCTGGA